TCATATTCGTAAGATGTTACATTGATGTCAAAGTAATCCGCAAGGTCAGATGCAATCTCATATGCTTCTTCTTCGCTAGAAGCAGTAATCCGTGCTTCACCATAGAATGTGCCACCAAAAGTGACATTATAGACTTTCTCCATTGTTAATCTCCCCCCATTCCCATTAATCCAACAACCAACAAACAAATAATAAACGCAAGTGTAATCTTGAGTGCAAACCAAAGAACAGTCCATGCAATTGCCATGGTTACACCAGCGATACCAATAAGTGCCAAAACAAATGCAATCGCAACGGCAAGCCACGATAGTTTTGCGATAATACCAAGAACAACGATTGCAACAGCAAGTATTGCACCTATAATAGCAGTCAATAGTTTCATATGTTTAACTCCATTGCTTAATAATGCGTTCAGATGGTACACACCAAACATGACCGTTAATTTCGGTTTCCACAAAATAGAAATCATATGTCGGATTATACAGCTTGGTTTCACCTGCCAATTTTTGGTCTTTATCATTTAAAAACTCCACGATTGTACCATCTTTAATTGTTTCCATTTTCTAGCTCCTTGCGGACAGGTGTCTTTGGTTTCTTTTTATGTGTTGTAAAGTCGCAAGATACCTCTTTGCAGGACTCACACATGCCAAGCGTTTGTAAATTTACCAAAGATGGATACAAGTAATTCAATCGTTCAAAAATCGCTCGTGCCACTTGTTGATGTTCTGTGGATGCTCTCTTACAGAGACGCTTTGGTAAATACTCCATCCATGCTCGTAAAGAACCACTCACAGTCATGGTAACATTAGTTGCCAATGGCAATACATAAGATGCAACTTGGTATGGAACACCTGCTTCAACCAAACGGCGATATTCAAGAATTTGGTTCTCAATCAATTTATTCATGAGTTGACCCATATCGTCTGTAATCTCTGGATGTTCCGTGGAATTAAACCATGTGGCATCGCCAAAGTCTGTACCTCGTGTAGACTTCACGGTAAAAGACAAGTGTCTGTGTCGTGTAATCTGTGCAAGGCATTTCTGTGACATTTCAATATCGAATGTTACCAGCGTATGTTCAAGTAAAGACAAATGTCCACTAGAGGTGGCTCTAATTAATGCATCCTCGGTTAATTCTTTACCATAGCATTGACCCATGGCATGAGTCGCTGTATTAAGTGGTGTATAATTCTGTAGTTCAACCTGCATATAATACCTCCGTTACCGTTAAAACATTTGAATTGTAAACCATGTTGCCATGACAATGTTGAAAATCGTAAGACCAAAGCACCAAGCCTTAAGCCATAAGATTGAACGCTTGTTTTTATGTATCTCACAGTTAATCGCACGAAACTTCAGTCTATTATCAATATTCGTGTCTCGAACCATTAGAATGGTATCATCTAAAGTTCTTCGTAATTCTTTGATACTGCGTGTGTTTGATAACGACCGCTGATTCGCTGCGGTTTGACCACTCACCAATAAATCGATGGCATGTGTCCGCTGTTTGACTTTGGTTTCTATTTGTAAGTATTTGTCTTGTATCTTCTTTAGATAGCTCATTATTCCTCCTATTAGCGATAAACGATGGCATATTCGGCAGTACCACCATTGGCAAGACCAGCGGTAAATACGGAATGGAATTGCCAGCCATCTTCAAATAGTTCATTCAATTGTTTTTCTGCGGTACTAAGAGTGTGCGTATGTAGTAGAAAACATTTGTATTCAGTTGCGTGTTTTAATTGCATATTTTTTTCTCCTGTTGCTTCTTCAATGAGTCTAACTAATTCAAAAAACGCATTGTAATAGAAGTCAGACTCCTCAATAGTGACTTGTTCAAACTCTCGTGACTTACTGTAAGTTTCCACGACTTCAACCATGGTTCTAACCTTGTTTTTATCTATACGCTTCATATATTTACACCTTCAACCAATAAATCAACGAACCGACATTAATCACGAGAACCACAATCAAATACCAAAAGATTTGTTTATGTGTTCTGTTCACTTGACTCTGCAAGTCGTTAACTCGTGCAGTCAATAAATCTATACGTTCGGTATACATTTGTGCAACCTGTAATAACATTTTGGTGGACTCATGTAAATTAGAGATTGACTCGCTATGAGCATCCTGTGTTTTTGAAAGCACCTCAATTTGTTTATGGTGTTCATCTATAGTACTTGAGTACTCACCTAGTTGTAATGTCGTTGTTTGTAATACCTTATTATTTTTACCAACATTCTTTGCCAATGTTCCCATCGTTTCGTGTGTGCGTTGGTAAGCATCCATTAGTTCTGCCATTAGTTATCCTCCTGTGTGATATGATAAAAACAATAGTGTGACCCATAGTCAATAGTGATACCCAACGGATTATGCATAATGCGATAATACGGCGGTGTAAAGCCATTGTAATGCCACCAGTCTTTAATCGCCTGTAATGCATCGGCTTCGGTCTCAAATAGACCATGGTGTTTTGTTTCGTATGTTCGTGTGTCTTGCCACTCAAGTTTGTACATTAGTCTATCTCCACAAGTTGTTGTAAATACAAGCAGTTCGGTAATAGTGTTGACAAGTGAATATAATCATCTATACCACCGACCTGTTTCCATCCTGTTAATTCAATCATATCTTGCCAATACACAGTATCAGTAAGGTTTAACTGTATGTCAGTTGGAGAGAATTTTTTACCGTTGACTCGTAAAACAACTCCTCTATCAATAATACCTCTAAGAAAAACAAACTTTTGTTTGGCTATGAGTTGTTGGTTTTCAACAAAAGTTTTAATTTGTTGTCTTACAAGTGTATTCGCTATATAGTCAGTCACTAATATTAAAGGTTTGCTGCCAATGAACTTTTTACGAGACACTAAAGAGTATATATCTTTGAACTGTAGATTGTTACATTGAATGTCATATACAATACAATGCTTTGGGTCAATAGATATAGACTCAATAAACATATATATTTTAGAGGTTGCACCACTACGGTATATTTGTCGTTCAACCACAAGGTCTCCATACACAAACATTATTCCTCCTGTAACTGAGATACAATACTTCTTAGTAATGTGCTATTTGGTTTTAAAACACTGAGGGTGGCACAATAGCGTTTTCTACTGTTGTCACGAGTTCTAATACCAATAAACTCAATTAGGTCTTCCCAATTATGTGACTCGTTGTCTCCAATAGTGACATAATCCACCTGTAATTTGCTATCGGATAAGTCAACAGTACAACCCTCCAAAGACTTGAATAAGTGTAAATGTTTCTCAGCGGTCGGCAATGCTTTGCGATATAGTTCAAAGATTTTAAACTCATAGGCTTCACTTAATGCATTAATACCGCTTTCTACATCAACTGTATGTCTGTGAGAATAATATTTATCGACAGGCTTTAATGGTCTACTGTCGATGGCTTCAAAAATATCATGTCTTGGATTGTAAACAATACATTCTGCCCCATGTGCATAGTTTAGAAATACCACTGGTCTACCAAATACATCTTCACATAACTCACCTGCTATAAATTTACTCATTTGTTTCCTCCTGTGCATTAAAAATCCGCTCTTTGGCAACATCATAATACATTGGGTCTAACTCAATACCAATGAAATCACGACCCAATTCAACGGCTGCAACACCTGTTGTACCAGAACCCATAAATGGGTCAACAATGGTATATTCTTTTGGTAGAACACCGATAATATTTTTCATCACCTGTAATGGCATCTGACATGGATGCACCGTTTTTTCTGCTGAGGTGTTCTTAACGATATTAATGTTCCACCAATCGTAAATCGGTGTTCCTTGTGAGCCGTTTTCAATCAACCGTTTAATCCGTTTATCATTTGGGTTCTTATACGGTTGTAGCACCTGTTTAAAGTCTGGTGTTACACCAAAGAACGCAATGTCTCGGTGTTGCTTACGGTTGTTTGTATTATATACCCATGATACCACTTTAGTTGGTGGTCTGTCAATATCAATCGCAAGTTGATATAGCTGTTCTGGATAATGGATAACCACAGATGGATGCGATGGGTTGAACACCTGTTGTAACATATGTCTGTAATCGCCATCGCTCATTCTGTCGTGATAACCGTTGTAATGATACCCAATGTTGAACGGAGGGTCTGAAACGATAATGTATGGTTTATTTTCCGCTTGTAATTGGTTTTCTATGGATTGTAGTATGGTTCGACCATCGCATTGATGCAGCTCAATCATCATAGTCTTCCTCGAATAACATTTTTGCAATTTCTTCATCATAACTAAAGCCAAGTAGCCTTAAGATGTCGTCTTTGTCTTTTTCAGTAAAGTCTCTATGACCGTTTAGTTTGAGAGACAAATTTGTGAGACTGATTCCCAAGAGGGATGCAACTTTACCGACACCCAAATTACGGTCTTTAAACATCCCTCGCAACATTGTGTGTCGTTCTTGGTATCGTGTTCCAATGTCTACTTTGAGTCGTGCAAGGTATGTTTTGACATCTTCAATATCGTTAAAAGTGTCATCTTCTAATACATTTTGCAACTTTGATAGCAACACCGATGTTTCTTCAAACTTCTTGTAATCTTCTTCGATTACAACTCCATTAATTCGTACATGTGTTTTCATATATTCCTCCAATAGTTTGGGGCGAACGAATCGCCCCATCTTGCATTACTTACTTAATAAATTTTCCAACATTTCAACACGTTCTTTTAACTGTTGTAATTCATCTCGTTTAACATTTGTTGTTTTACCAACCTTAAAGTTTACAGATGCATTAGTCACAGAAGAAGAACCAAAAGATTGTCCAACGTAGAACATTACATTTTCATTCGGAGCGTAGAACGCACCCAATGCACCAGCGTTTGCATTTTTGTAATGTCCAAAGCCTGCACTAATAGAGAACTTGTTATGTGCATCAAAGCCATCCCAATGTAATGCACTCAAGGCAGATACAGATGCAATCGCTTTGTTTGTGCCACGTTCTAATTGGTTTACTTTATTGGTGATGTCACCCAACATTTGTTGACTTTGGTTTTCCAAAGTAGTAATTCGGTTTTCATGCCCCATAGAAACCTGTTTTAACGCTGAAATATCGCTTGTATGAGCGTTTTGAACACGCTCTAGTGTATTTGTTCGTGCACCTAAATTTGTAATCGCTTGGTGGTTATCATTAATTAATGCCATTCCAGTACCAATGTCTGCCGCATTTTGACGGATGCGATTATCAAATGTACTTACCGTTGTGCCAAGATTATAAATCTTGTTGCCATTATTTGTGATTTCATCAATGGCTGCATACAACTGAGAACCATTGACTGCATCTAAGGAATCTGCGGTAATACGACCAGCAGACACATTTTGCAATTGTCGGTTGTAATTATGGATTGCACTATAGGTGGAAGATTGTGTAGCACCAAAGGACACACTGGAGTTTGGACTGTCGCCTGCGAACACATGAGTCGTGCCATTGATGTCCATTTGACCAAACGCAACAGGGTCAGATGTTTGAGAGTTTGTGCCAATTGCCACGGAGTTCTGTACTGGGGCACTTGCGTTGTTGCCAACAACCACAGCATCAATACCACGGACAACAGAGTGAGTACCAATGACAATTGAACCTTGGTTGTCAACCGTGTTATTTGCACCGATTACGGTTTGTTCTTGGTGATTGCCAATGTAATTATTATAGCCAATTACAGAGGATTGATTCGCAGATGTTGTACCATTGCCACCACCTAAAATGATATTATCGTTGCCATTCACAGTATTGTCACGACCCAATACAATCGTATTAGTACCATTCACAACTGTGTTTGCACCGATTGCAACACTATTATAACCTGTTGCCACAGGGTTAACCGCAGATGGTTCTAAAGAGCCAATCGCAACTGGGTTTGCGAACACACCCATACTTGCCATTGCTAATACTGCGGAAATAATCATAGTTTTTATTTTGTTTTTCATTAGTTTTCTCCTGTTGTTTAATTATAAAGTTTTGTTTAATTGTTTGAAATAATCCAATACATCTTCTTTCGTTTTCTTTTTAATTGGATTAATGTCCGTTGTCGTCCAATCGGCACTTGTTAGACATTTAGCATCAATAGATTTTAACCTCTTATGCCATTGGTCGGTACAAACGTAAATAACTCCACGTTTCATCCGTAGACATTGCGATGGTTTCCAATGGTGTCTGCGGATGCCCTTACCGTTTGACATTAATTCGTATGCTTCGTGGAACCGCATTTACAACACTTCTCCTTTCTTGGGAATAAACATAAAATAACCACGCTTAAGAACATTGCCCCAAGCCATTCTTGGTTATTGAATACAAATGTTTGAATAAATGAACCACCCATCAGTAATAAACATGAGATGTCAATCATTCGTCTAATATCAAGTATTAATTGTTTGTCCATTTTCTTCCTGACCTTTCTTTAATTCTTCTCGACCACTCTTTTGTAAAAATTTCCATGACTTGAACATTGTCTTATAGTCAAGATTGATATATGTTCTATTCTTTGGGTGTTTTGGACACGCCAAGTATATCCAATGTTCATTCGCTGACCTTAAATGTTGAAGTATTGGTATTGGCTTGGTTTTACATTTGTAGCAGCCATCTGTTGTCTGACATCGGTCTAACACATCGTCAAACCCATCGCCATAGTCAATGAAATACTCTCGTTTTTTCGGCAGTTTGCGACCACCACCAAATCCATTAGATGCCATGTCTCACCTGCTTTCTATAAGTATAATACCATATGGCAACACTTATGTCAATAACTTATTTTTAATAAACATAAGATTTTTACATATAATAAAAAGAGACCAACTATGTGGTCTCTTGCGTTTTATTTGTTTGTGTTGTCTGCTAGCTTTATATAATTATATTCAACTATAGCGTTTGTGCTTGTAGACCATGAAGTCTGTCCAGATGTGTATACAAAATAGGCTCCATCTTCATACTTAGCAAAATAACGAGGTTTCCAATTTTGTTTGTTATCATCTCTGACTAACACAGGCGTGTCAACAGGCACCTTAGACCAATCGACTACATCAATATGGTCTTCAATCGCAATGTAATTTCTATCGATTAATAAATCTTTAGCGACCAACGTGGAAAAATATGAGACAAACGGATATTTCTCTCCATCGCAATACATAAATGTTATATCACGGAATACAGGCTCTTGTTTTGATAACATATGAACACCGTTATCTGGGTTGTAAAACAAGTATTTAAACCCAAGGTTATAACATTCCTTGAACCAAGCGGTAAGACCATCTTGTGTTAAATATTTTGATTGTAACATATGTACCTCCTGTTATTCTGCAACTTTTGTGTACAACGCATTGTAAAGCAACATGTCTAAACTACTGTAAGCACGGTAGTACAACTCATACAATTCTTCATATGATGCACCCTGTTCGTTAAACTTGGACATTGTATCCTCAACGTCTTTAACAATAGATAAATACTCTTGTTCGTCAATAATGATTTCTGTCATTTGTTTCCTCCTGTGTTAATACATACGAACCCATTTCATGCAGCCAATGCGTAAATATCGCAAGTATTCTTCTTCTGCCATTTCTTGATAATTCTTGCGAACCTTTGCTCGCTTGGCATACTTGTGTACAGTACATAGATTACCTCGGAAATCCCATGTGTCGATTTCATCTATCAATATCAATCCAGCACCGACTTCATTTAGTTTACTGTCGATAAATTGTCGATGTTTCTCATACATCTCTATTGGCATTGCATAATAGAGATACTTAACATGTTTATGGTCGTGATACCGTTTCTTGTTAAAGTCTCGTTTAAAATCTTCAATGTTGGTCTTTATTTCAACCTCTGTCAAGAACCGTTGATTATGTTTAAAGTATATAAAGTCAGCTTCATACTCAGTGCAGTTATCACCAAGCATCAATACATTGGGAATACATATGTATTTTAAATACAGATGAACACCCAAGGCTTGAATTATATCGTGTTCTGTCATAATACCTCCAATTCCGCAATCTGTTGTAGATATTCCAAAACCTCGTCAAGAGAGATATTTGTGACATCCCCATCTGGCAACAACCGTGTACCATGGTAAATCACGCCGTCTTTCAATAGTGCCAAACAAAAGACACCATCGTCTTCGGTATACTCGAATTGAATAACGGCTACATCATAACCATTGTTAAACGAGAACCACCACATTTGGCGTTCTTCATACATCATGTTCTTTGGCAATATCGTGGTGTATTTAAACCCATGATGTTTTTCTAGTGCCTGAATAATTGTTTTATCCATTGTTCCTCCTGTGTTACAAACAATTTGTTTACATCATTATGATACCATGGCTGATTGCGTATGTCAACAACAAAATAAAAAAAAGACGGAAGAAATTAATCTTCCGCCATACGATAATGCCATAACGCACAATCGTCTATTTCACAAGCCTGCACTTCCGCAAGTGTACCGCAACAACACTCTCTACATTTCTTATGGATTGCTTCCAAAGGTGTCTTTGGTTTTGATGGCTTGCGTTTCTTTTTATTTGTTTTCTTTGGCATGTTCAACTGCCTTTCGCAAGTGTTCTAATTCAAGAACACGGTCGATGTGGTCGTGTACTCGCATTTGTTTATTATTGCGTTCGCCAGATAATTCGACAATGGATGTACCACAATCATTTGGTCGATAACCCTTGTCTGCGGAATAACCGCCCCAACCAAGGAATGAACCTGTTTGGACATCCAAGTGTTCAATTAAAGACCAAGCCTTGGCAATACGGTTGGGTTCTGCGACCATGGTTCTCTCATAGGTTGTCTTATGTAGATGTTCGTAGAACGTAATATCGGTATGCAGCCATTCCATTTTATCAGGTTTCTTTGAGTTGTGCCACGTACCGATAACATACAGGTTCTTGTTAACATTAAAGAATACCGATGACATGCCATGGTAGAATGGAACACCTAATAGCTCAGCGAGCATCTGCTCTGGGATTAAACGGTTGTGTTTCAACGCTCGTTCATATCCATGGTTGCCACTTCGGCAGAACAAGATGCGGTCTTTAATCGGTTCTAACAAGCGGTATGCCGTAAGTACTTGGTCTCCACCATGTTCCGATTGCTCAAATATCGATGATGCGGAACTGGTTGTTGCATTATCTGTAGAGTCACCACCGATAATTAAATACAGATTGTCAATCGTTTTGACTTGAGAAATAAACTTCTCAAATGCTTCACGATTATGATAGATGTTACCAACATGGATGTCGGATATATCTGCGATATATGCTCGTTCCGATTCCACTCGCACATCTATTTTATTCACATTTAGTGATTGTTCAGCAATATTCAAATTCGTTTCTCCATATCTTTCAAACGTGTACATTGGTTGCCACAGAAATTGCAAATTGTTTGGTTATCGCCGAATGACTCATCGAGATATTCAACCGCTTTACAAGTAGTCATAGGTCTTTGTTCGCCTGCGTACTTATACATACGTTTAAATGTTTGTCTTGCAGAGTCAAATGGATAGTTAACCTTGATGGTTGGTGTTTTCGCTTCATAACATCTAATGCTTGGTCTCAATACATCTTCGTCAAGTACACCATTGGAAATCAACTCAGATAAAACTTGTTGTGCAATACCCAAGGACTTCTTGAGTCGTCTTGAGGTTAACATTTTGTATTCACCAAAATGTTTGGCTATGTCGCTAACTTTCATTCGCAAGCCATAACGCATCATGAGTCGTTTCATACTGCTAGAGCCGACTTCTTTTCTGAGTCGCAAGAACGCATACATTAACTCTTTGATTTCTTCTTGTTCAATCAAGATATCCTCTGGTGAGCGTTCGTAATCAAAATCTCTGTAGCGTTTCATCTTGCGAACCAATTTCTTTGATATTCGCTCTTGGTCGAACTCTTTAAAAGACATACGATTATCAAACTCGTGTATTTTAAACAGTTCATCAGAATTAGAGCAAAAGAACTCCATTAGTTTATTCATGCGACCACCGTATATCTTTCATCAACACCTGTAATTCGTTTAGAGCGTTCTCCGATTGATTGACAACGGTCTGTACGGAAATCACATTGCACGATTGTACCGACATGTCTACTGTTATGCGTTATCTTGCGATAGTTGCCTTTCGTACGTTTCTTCTCTTGTTTTTCTGTTTCCTCGTCTTCACGCAAGAAGATTACCTCTGGTGAAATAGAATATAAATACTGTTGGATTGTCTCCCTGTGTTCACCGAATATTGATACTCTGTATAACTCCCCATTTCTAAACATGTCCACTAAAAACATATATCTTTTAAACATGGATGTGTTTTTTATCTCCCATTATTTGTTCGTTGAACCTGTTCCACCTGTGCGTTGGTCGATTGTATCATCGTTATCAATCAAGAAATATTTAGTGAAAATACCTTGAACGATACGTTCGCCTGCTGAAATATGTTGAGTAGTGTCGCCATAATTGTATAATACAACCATGATTTCACCCTCGTTTTCTTCATTATTGTAATAATCGGAATCAATAACCGATGCACCAGTCGCCAGCATTAATTGGCGTTTAATACCAAGGCTTGAACGTACTCGTAAATCCAAGTATTCATCTGGTGGCATATATGCTTTAACACCAGTACGAATTAATATAGATTCCTTTGGCTCGATTATGTAATCATCATAAGCATAGAAATCATAACCAGCACTATGGATTGACCCTCGTGTTGGTCTTCTAACGATTGCTCCTAAGCGTGATACATATTCAAAACCTCGTACTCGCTTTACTATTGGTTTAAGACCGTGTTGTTTTCGTATTGCATTTAATGTTTGACCCATAATCCATCCTCCGTTATTTTACACTAGAACTTCAACAGTAATATACTGTCGTCCAAATTCAATCGCATCATCGTATGATGGCATCCAAATGTCAATAGCATTAGAATAGCCACCACCGAAGCGGTCTTTAACAACATACGTTCGACCATTGATAATTACTCGTGTACCGAACGGTAAATCGTCACTTGCGATTGCTCCATCGTGTGTCCATTCACCGTTTGCCATTGTACCACGGTCTGCATATGCAGATACCTCAGCTTGCATTTGGTATGCATGCGATGGAATTAAACCACCGAGGAATAACACAAATGCAAGCAAACCCAGTCGTAACATATCTAAGCGTTTTTTCATATATTTATCTCCTGTTGTCGTAATATTCAACAATTTGTTTAATCCATAAGTAGCATATATAAATGAACCCAATAAACATTAATGTGGCAATTAATTTGTGCACCAGCACTAGAATAATTAAACAGTCCATGATTGCACCGCATCTATAGCATGGTTTAATTCATCAACGATACTGTCTTGTGCTTGATACCCAAGTTGCATCGCCCAAATTAATCCAACAGTCAATGTATAGTCATTTAATAACGCACCTGATACAATCTTGTTGACTTTAGATTGGTTATCTTCGTCTAAGCGATACACAGCAATCAAGTTTTCTTTTTCGACTTCATCGAACTCGGAGACGGAATATTCTTCTTCGATGTCGCCTGATTTGTTAACAAATGCATGTACGATAATATCGCCATGGAATACAGTAAAGGCTTCATCAATTACACCCAAGTCGCACAAGCATTTATCCAATGCTTCACCATTCAAGAACGCTTGACGTGCAATCTCGCTGGTGTCCTCGTCTACATCGCCTGTTAAATACACAAGCCAATGCGGATGTAATTTACGAATGTCTTCACAAGATGGTGAGCCTGTGGATGTCAAACAATAAGATTGACCGTTGAACCACAACAGTTGTTCTCCCCAAAGTTTATTTAAACCATCTGTATTTATTAATTTTTGTTCTAGCATAATGCAATCTCCTGTTATGGTGTAATATCGTAAACCTTGAACTCAATGCGTGGATGCTCACTATAACGTTTTCTACAGATTACATCACACACTTGATTATCATCGTGCCACACGATACCACTCAAGGCATCCATGACACCTTTTAATACGTTATCAACATCTGGTTTCTTAGTCGGTAGAATTAAGCCTGATTTCATATCTTCTCGGTCTTTCTTGCGACCACCAGATGGTATCTTTCGGTAAATATCAAGTTCAAACAATAATGGAACTTCCGTTACATCTTTGGGATGCTGTATAGAGTCTTTAATCAGTTGTTTGTAAGCCTTAGACTTCGGAGGGTCGTATGCTCTTACGAAACGACCTCGTCCACATAGGCGTGGACGACCCTGTGGAACAGGTTCACCCATTACCGTTGCTGAATAGATTAGTTTCAAGTATTAAACCTCCGCTTTATCGTACAATCGACATAATGCATCTGTAATATCATCGCAAGCCTTGTCCACGAGATGAACGGCTTCTTGCTTGGATAGGTCAGATTCTAACATTCGTCTGCGAACTTCTGCCTTAAGTTCATTCATTCTATAATCAATAATCGCAATCATGTGTAATTCTTTTACCATAGTCTATTCTCCGATTATGTTTTTGATTTTGTCAACTTGTGCTTTTAAATGGTTTAAGTCCTTAGAATTGTTAATCATAAAGTCACATTGACTCTTAAGTTCATCAACAGACGTCTCTGACACATCATTAAGCCGTGTTTCATCGCACGAACCATCTCTTTTCTTCATTCTCTTAATACGCTCTTTTTTGTTCGCTGAGATGAAGATTGAGACATTAAACGATGGGTCTCCGACATCCAACTCTTTTAACATGTCAAGTTCGTTTTGATAACGACAATCAGTCACGATATATCGACTTGGGTTGTCTATGAGTAGCTGATTCTTTAAGACAACAATCCAAAAGTCTTTAAATAAAGCTCGTAATCCATTACCAAGTGCTTGCAGATGCTTCCGTTGTTTGCCCTCTAAGACTGTTTTCTCAATCGTTTGTACCACAGGTAGAATACCTTGTAATTCTTCGATTGAATATCCACTTAGGTCTGATAAATATTTCATACCTGCATCTACACCCTCTGATTGAACAATGGAGACCATCTCTTTAATGGCATCTGCATATGCATATTGTGGAATGTCACCAAACATTTCAGCAACAGTATCTTTACCAACACCAGCACGACCAATTAATATCATCCTACTACCTCCGCATCCGACACGTCTGCGTTTACAGGCTCTGCATCGAAGTTGAAACTAAAGATTTTCTGTAAACGCTCTTGTGTGATATATTTTGTATGTTTCTTTTTGTCTGGGAAATACAGTCTCACTCGTGGTGCTAAATAGCCTGCTTGACTTCGTTCCCCATGTAGTTTTGTACAGATGTAAAACTCGTCACCAACGCTTAAGTCATTAACAAATGCTGTTCTCGATTGTCGATGAATTGCTGTGACTCGGTAACGGTCAACAGTACGAAACTCTTGAGTTTTTATGTTTAACATTATTTCTTAATCCTTTCTTGATAGTATGGACAGCAGTATGCCACCGAGCAGTAGTCTTTACATTTGCGACCCATGGGATATGTCTTAGATACCCATCTGTCTTTTGCAGAACATTCTCTTGGTAGTTCTTGCTTAGCGATGGCATTTACCAAGGCATCTTTCTTGTATAACGCATAATCAAGCAACCGTTTGTCATTCACCTTAGGCAGTTGTATCAAATAGCATTGTTTATTTAGATTGAATGTTTTAATCGTATTGATTGGCTCTTTGATAATCACCTGTAAAAACATGTCATTAATTGGTATGCCGTGTTTATTCAATAGAATACGATATAGATTTTGCTGTTTACAGTAATCACCGTAATGATGTAAACCATCGTACACCCATTGTTGTCGCATCTCGGTTTCACCCTTGCGTTTACCACGAGTGATTGTATATGGTCGCCACAAAGGTCTACCACCCATCATTGTCGCACACTTGTATGCACCAACGACTTTATAATCATACAAGGTATGATGCTCTAGGTCAATACAGTCCATCTGACCTGTGAGACCCTGATAATTCAATCGAAACTCGCCTGCGTAATTCTGTGGTAGACAATTCTCAAGAATACCATGCATGCTTGTGCCGACTGTTGCAGCAATCGAGGAGAATGGATTGATTGTCTCTGGATTGTTTGCCTTTAGATACATATATAGTGTTGGAGACAATACCTCTGTGACTGAGAAGTGGTCTCTATTTAAGTTCCTGAGACGACTTGCGTTTACCAATAGTGGTTTAGCAAGACATCGTTGCCCCATACGACATTCTTTCATACAATCTTTCACAAGTATGGTTTTGCCGTCAGGACACAAGAATGAATTTTCTTTCATGTATTCACCTGCTTTCGTATATATTTATTATACAGTATCTATCTATGTTTGTCAACAGTTTTCTGCATAAGAAAAAGACCCAAGCGTGAAAGGAGGTAAAACGCTTGGGTCTTTTAAAGGAGTACACTAGATTTAACGTGCCAGTGCGAACACTAAAGATTAAGATGATGGTTTGTAGAGGATTGCAAAATGTTTTCGTCTTTTGCTTGACGCTATTGCGTACGCAACAGTAGTAGTTGTGTGCACCTAGCAAGATTTGAACTTGCATCACGAGAAGATGATAGAATCGTTGCTTTTCATTAAGCTATAGGTGCATGAACGACTTGGGTTTTACCCCAAGTCAGTCAGGAGGAAAAATCATGCGTATCTCTTGGACTGTTACCCAAGACATACGATGTATGCCATCCGAATAGAAAACCCTTGAGTAATCTATTCGGTGATACAATGGCGTACCATATGTATCTGGCTCTGGAGGAAAGTGTGGGATTCGAACCCACGGAACATTTCTGTTCAACAGTTTTCAAGACTGTCGCATTAAACCAGACTCTGCCAACTTTCCATGTGAGTCGGCTGAGAAAACAGTGTACATCCGTTCTCTCTCTAACGGCAAGCCAGCTCATACCGACCACCCCATTAGCTAGATGGAATGGATTTAATGGTGGAGACTATTGGAATTGAACCAATGCAAAACATAGGGCTTCAACCTATTGCTCTACCTACTGAGCTAAGTCTCCATGGAAGAGATACTAAGAATTGAACTTAGAATTGCAGAGTCAAATTCTGCTGTGTTACCATTACACCATATCTCTATGTGGTGCCGTTGGGAGGATTCGAACTTGCAACTCTCTGGTTAACAGCCAGATGCTCTACCATTGAACTACCCAAGAATAAATACAACACCACTATATACTATCGGATTTGCACTCGATATTTCCGCCCAAAAGGACGTTGTTTTACTCTTAAACTAAATATATAGCTGTTGTGTGGCACACATAGTAAAACATTCCATGGCTACGTTCTACCCTTAACGGCAATGTATGAATACCGTTTTGGAGGATGGTACAGGATTTGAACCTGTGGTCGTTTTAATGAACGACATCTCTTTAGCAAAGAGACTCAATAAGCCACTCTGACAACCATCCATGTCTACCGCCATACAATCCTTGTTGTATCATTCGACCACCGAAAGATTGCAATCTCGATGTCTTATGTTCATATACGTCTATACTCATCGGCGGTAGATGCTATAGCGTACCTGTTGTAACTTGACAGGCTCAAGTGAGTTTTAACGTCTTCACAATGACGGCGGTAAATATAGAGCGTACTCTACATTTTTACAGATGATGTTATCGTCTTGTCTGACGGTGTAATTATGAGATTACACACCCTTGTTTTTGATGTTTGTTTGTCGCACATCAACTAAGCGACCTGTCTTTTACATCTTTAGTGATGGTTTACAGTTGTCTCTGACATGTTTTCTCGTCACATATAACGCCACACTTTTGACACGGTAGTCAGCACCGTATGCTATTTGGGTCTCTTGGGAATCGAACCCAAGCTCAAGTGTACTGATTGCATCCTGCAACGACCCATGTGTGTCAACGGATGTGACTCCGTTGACTATGTTAAGAAAGGAGGTGCACCAAGGAGGAACACAACCCTTGGTACACTATTATAATAACACTTGCAGTCGTATATGTCAAGTATTAATTTGTGTTTTTATGAGAAATAATTTATCTCTGTTAAATGAGATGTTTTATTGTCATACTTGAATTGGAAGATATTTGCTGGTCCTCGCAGTTTTCTGCGAGTTTTACCAATTTTAACATATGTATGGTTCTTAATTTTCTCACGCTCGTCAAAATCAAGTTGCGTGTCAGTCATATACGGTCGCCATAACAACAGAATAATATCTGCGATAGCTTTAAGTGCATTAGAACCTTTGATATATCTCAAGATTGGTTCATATGGTTTCTTACTTTTTTCTTTACCAAAGGTGTTTTGAGACTCCTCGTTGAACTGACAAAGCATAAACAAAATCAAATTGAATTTCTTAACGTATTCTTTCATTTTGTTTGCATTTTTTGACAACACAGGAATGTCGTCAATGTCAGGTATCAAGTGGAAATGGTCGAATATAACAAAATCCACAGGGAAATCATTAGCATAACACGCTTCGGTAATCTTCTCAAGGTCTTCAATGGTCTTATTCGGTTCGTCAACAAAGCGTACACGCTTATCCAATACAGATGCCACTTGAGAGTAAATCTCAATGCCTTGTTCTGTTTGCAACATCTCGAATAACTCGTCTTCTTCAACCTCGAGAATTTCCTTGACAATTTCAGCTAAGAATTGACCTCGTGGCATCTCCAATGAGAAAATCAAGACATTATCCTTTGAGTCCATCAACCGATGTGCGGCAACCTTAGCTGCAAAGAATGATTTACCTTGGTTGGTATACGCACCAAGCAATACGATTTCTCTACGCTTGACACCATTGATAGCAAAATCCAAGGATGGAAATCCAAGGGGAACTCCCTCTTGACCGATAAATGTTTTCATGTCTTCAAACGAGTCTTTAAAACCATGGACTTTTTCCCAAAGTTCTTCACTATTGGATGCGGTCACATCGAGATAATTTTTGACATCCTCAATGGTTCTGTCCCATCGTTTTGCCAGCATGGTTGCAATATCGGCAAGCACCATTTTGTCGTTGACTGACTTGCAGAACCGAGATGCTTTTTTATATTGGTCTTCTTTCCTTGGGTATTCCTCGAGTAAAACATTCAAACAAGTAATATCCAATGGTTCAGTCTCAAGTGAGCCAATGTCAACATTCTGAACTAACAAGTCGTTATAATCTTTACATTGTTTTTCCATTAGTCCTCCGATAGCGTAATTACGGTATTGGATTTCTTATGGTATTCATCGACATAATATTCATTGGTTTCACCATTAAATGTTACTTCCCAATATATATGGTCGTAATCTTCATGTGTTGACATAACCAATGCTTTGTGGTTTTTCAATGTTTTTGAGAACCAAACAATATTTAAGGAATTAAATACCTCGCTGATATATTGTATTCGTGCTGTCGTTGATGTAAATGCAGCTATCGGAAATAATAAAGACCGAATAACTACTTGTTGACAATTATCAATAAATTTATTCATTACCATGTAACCTCCTGTGGTGTTCAATAATCTTCTTCCCAAGTTCGTAAACAATTGGAATAGACACGGAATTACCAGCTTGTTTATACAATTGTGCGTTCGATTGTATCTTTGCACAGGTATCAAACTGTTGGTCTGTAAATCCTTGTAATCGCCAGAACTCTCTAGGGGTCAACTTGCGTATTACATTGGGATTGCGACTTAATAATATCTTTGGTTCAATACCACCGCCCTTGACACACGTCAAAGTTGGGGATAACCCATGTGGTGAATATATGCGACCTCGTTGTGGATTGCCACCAAAAGATGTTGTCTTGATTATGTTTCCGACTTGAACAATAGATTGTTCGCTTTGGTCTGGTCGGTATAAAATGTCTTCGGTACATCCGTTTCCAAGATGTCCGATAATGTACACCCTTTCACGGTTTTGTGGTAGTCCAAAGTCTTTCGTGTTGTACACACGCCAGAAGACATCATACCCTGCTTTGTCCATTTCAGACAACATTCCGTAGAACCCCCATCCGTTGTCGATAGATAATAAGTTCTTAACATTTTCAATGAACAACCATTTGGGTTTATGTTTTGTTTCATTCAATAACCTCATGACCTGATAAAATAAACCGCTCCGAGTATTTTCCATACCCTGTTTCAATCCTGCGATTGAGCAATCTTGACAGGGAAAACAAAAAGACCACAGGTCTGCATACGGCATCTCTGTACCGTTTAATGCATGAATATCTGGTGAAAACCAAAGATTATCCGTTGGGTATAACGCACGGTATGATGCTTGTGCATATTTATCTTGTTCGCACCAACCAACGCACTCCATGCCAGCTTTGGTTAAGCCAGAGTGGACACCGCCGATACCAGCGAATAAATCAATGAATTTCATATAGACCTCCTGTGTTATATTTTAACGGTTTTTAACCTTGGTTTTATCTCATAACCAATACCACCATCAGCATCTCGAATAAACCGAACATCGACCAAGTGAGAAATGGCACTCACAGGCAGCTTACGCAATTCTTCTTCGGTATAATTCGATGCCAAGTGTAGTAGTAATGCTGTGTCAAGACTCTTGCGAACACTTGTGGCAAACGCTCTTGTAACCCATTGTATCATATCCAAGCGTGGTTCGTCAACGTATAAATTGCGGTTGCAAAACTTTGTAGATTTCAATTTGATATTTTTGGTCTGCGAATTACCTAACATAGTTAATATTTTCTGTTCTAGTGTCATTGAATCAACCCTTGTGTCTAGCATGGAATGTCTTCTATTTGGTAGAATGTATCGTGTAAAACAAGTCTACCATCTGCTTGCATCTCGTAATGCCCTAGTTTAAAATAAGCGTTATCATATGTGCGACTAAAGCCACCAAGTTGTTCATAACGATTATTTAACGCACAAAATTTCAAAAACATTTCTTGTTGTCCTGTGGTAAACTTACGAAGAACTTCTGGATACTTCTCAGGCTCATCTAAGAAATCATAAAAGTCTACACTATTGAAGCCGATGGTTTCATGAAAGACTTCATCTAAATGTTGTTCGTCATACTGTCCTAAAGCCATAGAAATAATATCGTATTCTTTATTCTCTGCTTTTTCTTGAAGAATCAACTCAGACCACTTATGCTTGGCTGCACTTAGATGAAAAAACATATATTCAGGACTTTCGATATAATCCTCGTATTCTCCTGAGCATAACGCCAAAATGTAAACATCCATTATTAAACCACCTCCTAATCGTCATTGCGTTCTCCTGTATACCACTCTTGGTAGTCGTCATTATCGTTTTCAATATGGATTGTAATATCATTGTTAAATAGATATGTCAACAAATCTTCTTTGGTCTGAAACATATCTTTGGTAATAACATTCCAAGATTGATGGTCAACATATGCATCAACTTCACTAGAATCACCGTATTCTTCTGGCAAATTGACAACGATGTCTAATTCGTTTAACCATTGTATTACTTGTTTAAAAAATGGGTCTTCTTTAATGACACCCCAAGTTTTATACTGGTAAACGGACGACATAAGGTAACTAAGTTTTCCTGCTGGAGAAGATAACACATCAAATCCCCAACCGTATTCGTCAAAATACAAAGGCATATACGAATACATTTCGTATTCCTTTGGTTTCTTTGTTAGATGCAATTCTTTAATGGCAAAACACAAGTCGTCTTTTGGTTTGTAATTGTAGTCACGCAAGACTGTATTCTTGTATGCCAACGAATGTGCAGAGCTAGAGTTTGTTTCAAAGACTCCATTGCGTATTAGTTTCACTTGTCTTCCTCCATAGGTTCGTAAATAAAAACAGTTTTTGGTTTCGGTCTTACTTCGAAAAATTCCCAGTTATCTCTATCTTGCATACTGTTGTGCTCATTGTAAGTTAACTTAAAATATCGACCATCAACACATTTAAACACAACCCATCGACCACTATAGTATTCATCTACCCAGTCTATACCAGAGTCTTCTTCCATTAAATAATCTGGATAATCCCAAAGAAAATCATGGAATAACTCATCTCTATCACTATAGTTTGCTTGTAATAACGCATCCAAGTGTGAACTTTGTTCTTTAGTTAAATTCATTAGTAATCCTCCGTATTTACCTCGATAGAACAAATGTCAATAATTAAATCATCGTCAAACAAATATTCGTACAAGTCTTTTGGTGTTTGAAACATGTCTTCTTGAAAAATATTTTGCGACAAAACCTCATCGACATAATCTTCGTATTCACTATAGTCTGGTTCTTTTAACGTGATACCAATATCAGATAACCAATACTTTACTTTTTTATAGAACTCATCGACAAATATGGAATCAAAGTTATATTCACTATAGATGTAAGACAATAAAAACCATAGCTTTTCTTGTGAATTGCACAACTGTTGTTGTTTCCACAAGTAGTTATCAAACTTAACATTCCATACAACATTATCAAACATTGGTGTATACCCAAGTTCGCCGTATATGTCTGTAATGGTTGTATCCCTTGGCGTTTTCTTTTGTAATCGTCCAACAATTGCCATAGAATGACAAGAAGAACTGTTGGTTTCAAACACGCCTGCTCTAATTAGTATCATGCGACACCTCCGCTTGTTCACAGTATTGAAAATACGAACGTAAATCAGTTTCGTCAAAACGTTTGATGTTATTCCGTGTTCTGCTGGATGGAGCAAAGTATTGTTCCACCGCATTGATATACATGGAATGTTCGCCTTGGTAAAACGATTTGTATTCTTCATCTGTAATTTTACCACGGATTTCTAATTGTTGCAACCCCAAGTTATCAAAAGATACAATGTCAAAGATTTTTGTCAATTGCATAATATTGGATTTCCATTGCTTGTGTTCTGGCGTGTCCAAGTTGACCTTACCACGGTTGAATCCAAAGTCTTTTTCACCCAAGACCAACAACTTGTGGTATTTCACAGATAGCTCTTTTACATCGTCAAAATTATCAATCCCATTAATTACATGGATAACCGTATGTGGATAATCAGCAATCCAATCTGGTAGCGATAAACACCCCTGTAACGAACGATAAGAGATACCAAGACCAAACACATAGGGCAACATTTGTTTTAACCCTGTATCGCCATATTGCAAGATATAACGTTCGTTCATTGTGATGTTGACAACCAACCCAAGTCTGTATAAGTTCTTGACAAATTGCACAAGATTGTCCGTTACTTCGTTTACACCTAGTGCGATTTCTGTCCCACGTGGTAATTTTGCATCCATCAATATCTGCTGCAAGATACCATAGTGACATTCTTGACCGTTGACCAATGCAGATTCGTGACAAAATGCACAAGTAGATTTCTGCGTTTCCACGTTATAACCATATGGACATTGTGTAGATACACGAATATCAATGTTGAGTGGTGTATGTAATGTCAATGGTTCGTTATCTGGGTATTCTATGATGCGTGTGCCATCTCTTAAGTCAAGCCAAATATTGGCATTTCCATTTGTATATTTCATGATTTTTCTCCTGTAATAAATTAACCAATGTACTTATCGTTAATCTCCAGTAGACTATGTGGTGTAACCTGTAAGTCGTAATCCTTGTATTTAACCAACACCATGGCAACCAACGCAGTCACCATTCGGCATACACTTAAAATGCCAAAGATGCCAATTGTTAATGCAATTAGCGTTGGTTGTTGCATGTTTAATACCAATAACAAAACCACATATAGTGTCCAATAGATTACACGAAATGCAAATACTGGGTGTTGTTCAATTAGATTTTTCATTTATTTTCTCCTGTTGTAATAAAAAGTCACCCCATTGTTTAGCCATCGCATCTGCCATACCCTGAAATGTCTTAGAGCGTAAACGTCTGCGTTCTTCGGCAGATTTTGTTTCAGTTAATGCATCTGAAATCCACTTTTGCATCCGTTTGCCACTTTTGAAAGTCAAAGTTTCTCCCTCAGAAACAAGCTCTGTTGGTTCTAACAAAGGCAACCCCTTGAGCCATAAACATGTGGTTTTTCGTGCTTGGTCGCCAAACATAAACGGTTGCACGATTTGGTCTGGCTTACGGTATCTCGTTGACATAACACCAACAGGGTTTTCTACTGCAATATAATCAATGTTTGCATCCATCATAGCCATAAAGAAGTTTGCACCATCTTCTTGGTCTTTCTTGCGATTTGGGAACTTTGGATGTGGTCTACGTTGTTCAATCGGTAGATGTTTATCCTCAGGATGATAATACCATTTTGCACCACTAGATGTCAAGTATGTACACGGTGGATGTGCAATCATGAGATGCCATTTGTTGACAAGCACAAGATTACCGCTTTGGGTAACACCGCCTTTACGCTTGATTACTTGTAGTGCATCATCTTGAATATGCCACTCTGGATGTCCACCAGAGCATTTAACCAAGTCACAGCTATAGGCGTTAAACCCAAGTTTTCTAAAGGCTGCACAAACGGTTTGAGACTCTTCGCATGCAATCAATACATTCATTAGAACTCAACCTCCTGTAAATCACAAGGCATAATAACAAAAGATGTTTCTCTAAGTGTGTCTAATGTCAAGTATTTGACACCATCTTTTTCCACAGCCATCTTATCCCATGCTTTATCATAAGAGTCGTCTACGAACAGGTCTTCAAAAGCAATAGCTAGTGTTGTATTTTTTGTGACCTTAGCAGGTTCTTCGTATTCTACCTCTTCAATGTCTTCTGGCTCATAGATAAAACCGAGTCTTTCAACAGCCATCAGAGGTAGATAATTGGTCTCCCCAACAGTAATAATATGTTCTGCCATTCTACCACAGCAATAATCGTTTTCTCCAAACAAGTTTTCAACTTTACATACTAACATAATTATTCCTCACTTCCGTTACTAGTACTTGGATATTTAACAACACGCACGTTTAATTCTGGTGCGTACTTATTAATGTCTTCTCGTGTCTTCAACAATGCCTTTCGACCTGTGGCATCGCACTCTGGATTATCAACAGCCAATGCGAATGTGATATCTCCATTATATCGCTTTTGCAACTCCCAGAGTAGACCGATTTGGTCTTTAGTCAAGCGACCACCAAGATACCCAACGCATGGCACACCTTGTTGATGTGCTGACATAACATCGAGATAACCCTCGGCAACATGCAGTACACCGTTTGGTTTTAACATTTTGATGGCTCGATGATAATTAAACAGCAGTTGACGTTTGATGAATACATCGTCTTCTCTTGTGTTTTTATATTTCGGTTCATTGGTCTCCTCTAGTCGTCTCTTGGAAAATCCAACGATACGACCATAAGCATCTTGAATTGGGATTACAATCCCAGAAGATTGCACACCCAAGAAACCACCAGCATCATAACCAATCAAGAACTCGTCTAGGACTGCATCATTGATACCACGCTTAATGTTCATATATTCACGAACGGCATCAACGGCTTTGTGATACTTCATGGCAACCTTAGTGTTTTGACCTACGATGCTTTTCTGCTTTTGGTATGTTGGGTCGTCTGTTGATACCTCGTACTTTTCTGCCAAGGCTTCAACCGCTTGATAGAATGGTAGACCCTCTACTTCGGCATAAAAACCGATGGCATCACCAGATGAACCACATCGGTGACAATAGTATCGGTCACCCAAGATACAGAACTCTGTTGGATTATCCCCATGACATATCGGACATGTTCCTCGTGGCACTTTACCGCCGTTTCGTGATAACGTGGTGTATTCTTCCACGAGTTCTTGTATATCTATCTTATATCGTAGTGTTGAGATTGTGTTCATACCAATTATATTCCTCCTGTAGTTTTTTAATCAATGTATTCATCTCGTAATCTATTGTATCATCAAAACAACACTTTAGCAAGTATAATGTGTTAACTAGTTCTCTCACAGGGACAGGCTTGTTGTCTCTGACTTCTATAAGCGGTAGATACTCACTAATCGGTTCAACGTGTGTAATGAATTTTGGGGTAACCGAACAGTTGCGAACCACTCGTTCACGGTCAACTAGATATAACTCCTCAAATGGACTATATGGATTTTCCACATGCTCCAACACACTCAATAGTTGTTGATACGATGTTTCAATACTACGGACAATCTCATCAGCATTATCAAAAGAACCTTTGATGGTTGCTCTACGTTTATTGATAAATTGAGACACAGGCATTTGTTTATGTGTCATAGCAGACTTTTCACTAAGATAACAAAAGTCTTTATGTCTAAGGGATGTTAAGTACTCTCCATTAGATAGAATCAATAAACCGTCATTTGTTGGTTGTATTGTTTGATACCCATGTTCATAAACTAGCTCCATCAACTTTATTAAATTCTTGCGAATGTCTAATGAGTACAATAAATGAAAGTATCTTAAATTGTCTTCAATCTTCATGTTACCCCCAATAGTTTAAATCTGACATTTCCCATATCTCAAGCTCTGTCTCTGGATGTGGCTTGCGAATAATAAATATAAACGTCTCGTTCTTCATGTAGTCAAAGATAAACAAATATGAACGCTTATCTCTTTGATATGAGCCAAAGCCAATATGTTCGATATTCCAATTTCGTGCAAAAGGTCTTATTTCTTCTTCAAACACAATCCTGAGTGCATTGCCGACCAACTGATAATCAAATGGCTTGTGAGTATCTGCAATAGATTCTAATTTGAGAAATACTTCTTCTTTATTTGCTGTTTTTAGCTTGGCTAAATATTTATGACTATTGAGTCTAGTGAAGAATGTATTTACGTTTATGTCTTCAATTTTTCTCTTTGGCGTTGGTTTCTTTTTGTTAACAACCAAGAACCCTAGTTGGTTAACTCTACGCATTGTCGTCTAACCATTTCTTAATGTCAAATTGTTTACGTTCTCTAACGGTTGTGTTTGTATTAGCTTTTGCGAATTGAACTGCATTTAACTCGTTTGCCTGAATAAATAGGTCGGTTAAAGACATCTCTTTATATTCCAACGAGTTCATGTATTTATGTAACTTCAACATAGAGTTTTCGTCAATCTGCATAAAGAATGAACGAACCTTAAAGAACTCAGATGTTGGTTTGTTATTTTTGAACGCACCATTTTTGGTACACTTCTTAAAGTATTGCATGGCAAGTGTCCATGCTTTTTTCTTTGGTTCTTGTTTTTCAAAGTCGGTTGCCATAGTGTTCCTCCTGTCGGCTAAATAGTTTGCTTCTGACTTGTTGTACCATCATTATAGCATACCTGTATTGCCAAGTCAAGGAAGTTTTTGTCTGACTAAGAAAAATACAATCGGCTTGCCGATTATTGCGAAGCAATTCATATGGTTTGTCGTGTATCTTATGTTATTCGAACGTAGTGAGAATACATAAGATACCAAACAAGTATTCCACTACTGTATGAAAACCTTAAGTAGAAAAACAGAGAGTGAAAACATATGTATGGGGAACAACAGTTTTAAGACCAAAGTATTAATAACCAAGGTATGAACAACCAATGTATTCCATACAAATGTTTTAATCCAAAGGTATTCATACACAAGTATACTTATGTATTAATACACAGGTATATTCTTATGTATTAATACTAAGGTTTGATAGGGTATCACAAAAGTCTAAATTTGTCAAGGATAAATATCACAATTTTACACAAAATTTTAGACATAAGAATTGCATTGTTTGAACGCCAAAATACCCAAGCCGTATTTGACTTGGGTTGATTTTGGTTATCAATATTTAGTTTTAATTAAAATGGAATGTCTTCAGAGTTATCAAATGTTTCTGCCATTGGAGAATCACCAAAGGATTGAACGCTATCGGATGCAGAACCACCGAACGCACCACCAGAGCCACCTGTGATTAAGTCGATGATTTGAATACCCTTAAGTTTTAGTGACACACCGTACATCGTTGGTGTTTCATACGGTCTTGCACCCAACCATAATGCAACTTTAGAGCCTTTCCAAATTTGTGTTTTGGTGTCCATTGGTTTTTTGTTGCCATCAACTAATTGAATGATGTTCTCATGAACTGTACCGTTTTTGTCAGTAAACTCAGTCTTAGTAGTCGCCTTTAATTGCCATCCGTACTGTTTAGATTTAGTCAATGGAAACTTAGGTCTGTCAACTTCTTTTTCTTCGTCTACACGAGAGTTATGGGTTTCTGATTTTTCCCAGATGTCCATCAACTGTTGTTGTAACGCTTTGGCATCTGCATCATCCAGTTTAATTGTAATGGTATATTTGTTTTGACCCATGTAGTCGTCAACGACACCATTAATCTTACAGAATACAGACTCACCAACAGGAGTTACAACATCCACGATTTTTTCGTTTACTTTTGCCATATGCTTTTGTTCCTTTCCGTTCGGAAAAATACTTTTGAAGTTCAATCAACTTCACTTGCAATTATACACCACTTGTGATATAATGTCAATAACGAATAAAAATGTTTTCAAACAGGAGGCAAAACTATGGCAGATAACTTTATTCACTTGCATCTGCACTCACAGTTTTCAAACTATGGAATGAAAGATGCAATCAGTTCTGTAGATGGTATCATCAAGCGTGTACACGAACTTGGACAACGAGGGTTTGCACTCACAGACCATAACGGTTGCTCAGGCTTGATTGATACATATGTGCATCTACAGAAATACAACAAGAAACATGGCACAGATTTAAAACTTGTGATGGGGTCAGAGTTATATTATACATATGATGTTCACATCAAGGATAAGTCATATAATCATATCTTGTTTCTTGCGAAAAATCAAGTCGGACTTGAGAACTTGTTTAAATTAACCAGCGAAGCACATAAACATTACTATTACAAGTCAAGATGTGACCTTGATATGATACGCAAGTACTCAGAGGGTTTAATCTGTACATCTGCATGCATGGGTGGATGGTTAAAAGGTGATAACCGTGAGTCTTTAATTCCACAGTTCAAAGACATCTTTGGTGACGACTTATATTTTGAAATCCATACATATCAACATAACGACCAAAAACGTTTTAATGCAATGGTTGCAGAAATGGGTGCAAAATACGATGTTCCATTGATTGCCGCTTGTGACTCTCATTATGTGTATGAAGAAGATTACGCTTTACATAAGGCTTTCCGTGGTCGTTCTCAAGATGATGATGAAGACCAATATTATGGTTCAAACGACTTCTTTATCCAATCGGAAGCACAAGTGTTTGACCGTCTGTATCCACAATTTGGTGTTGATATGGTTGAAGACATGGTGAAGAATACCAATATTATTTTTGACACATGTAATACACAGGTTGATTTCAACTTGGATGTCTATCCAAAGTATGTTAAAGATGGCGATGTCAAACCTGTATTTCTTAATGCGTTGAGACAGGGGTATAAACAAAAGATTTTAAATCAGGTAACACCAGAATTTAAAAAGCGTGTTGACGAACGTGTTCCACATGAGATTGATATTTTGGAGCAAGTTGGATACATGGACTATCTGTTGATTACCAAAGATATTCTCGATGCTTGTCGTGAACGTGATATTCCAGTTGGACATGGTCGTGGTTCGGTCGGAGGATGTGAGTGTGCATATTTACTCGATATTACATCTTTGGATGCTATTACAAACAACTTGTATTTTGAACGGTTTGCAAACCCCAATCGTGTATCACCCCCAGACGTTGACAACGATTGCTCTAAGGTAAGACGAGGAGAAGTTATTCAATATCTTGAAGAAAAATACAAATATGTCTATCAATGTCGTACATTTTTATATATGAAAGCATCTGGAGCATTAAAAGAAGCTGCACGATGTCTAGGCGTATACCATACTATTGCAGATGCCTATTCAAAGAAAATCAAGGATGTATCTTTTGACGATGATGAAGATTTCCATGATAACGACCTTGAGTATGCAAAACTTGATTATGTAAATGATGGTAAACATCAAGAGATGTTTGAACTCGCTAAGAAGCTGGTTGGCATCATGACTGGCTTTGGTAAACACGCATCGGCAGTCATTGTTTCAAACCAAGATATTACCAAGTATTGCTCACTAGAGATGCAAAAAAATTCTCAAACAAAAGAAGAAACCTTTGTGGCATCCACAAACTTTAAACATTTAGAGTCTATGGGTTTTCTAAAAGAGGATATTCTTGGTCTTAGAACCTTGGATGTAATCAATGATTGTGTAACGATGGCTGGTGTCAAAAACAGTCTTGACTTGGCAAAATTACCTTGGGATGATAAACCTACGTTAGACTTGCTATGCAAAGGTGATACACTTGGAGTATTCCAAATGAAATCACAAGGAATGGTAAGAACTCTTAAAAGTATCGCCCCAAAGAACTTTGTCGATTTAATCGCTGTGGTTGCCTTGTATAGACCAGCGTGTATTTTAACAGGCATGTTAGATGAGTATATTGACCGCCGTAATGGTAAGCCGTTTGAGTACTTAGATGAACGATTAAAAGAACCATTAGGTGAAACATATGGTATCATGGTGTTCCAAGAACAAATTATGCGTGTGTGTCAGATTATCGCTGGATATTCAATGGCGGAAGCGGATACGGTAAGACGTGCGGTTGGTAAAAAAGACCACGATTTAATGCAGGAGATTACGGCAGAATTTGTTGACCGTGCGGTTGCGAATGGTACAGATAAAGATGTAGCGAAACAAATCTTGGACATGATTATTGCAGCCGCAAGCTATGGATTTAATAAGGCTCATAGTCAATCTTATGGCTACATGGCATACATAACGGCATATCTAAAGGCTCACTATCCGTTGGAATTTTATGTTGCAACCATCAATTCCGAGGATGGCAATCAAAAGAAAATCTTGCCGTACATCCAAGAGATGCAACGCAAGGGCATCAAGATATTACCACCTGATTTACGCCACAGTCAACGAGAGTGGACAGTCGAAGATGGTTCTGTGCGTGTCGGTCTTGCATACATCAAAGGTATCAACAAGATTGAAAAACCATACGAATATACAATAGATGCCATCTTTAGTAAGCACACCAAGCTACAATTACAAGGTCTAGTCGGTAGTGGAGCATTGGATTTCTTGGGTGATACTCATGAACTCATGGCGTTAATCCCAGAGTATAAGTCTTACGATAAAGACCGCAAGAACGCATTGGATAAAATACATGAGTGGCAATCCAAGTTGCAAGAGTATGAAGACATCATGTACACAAACGATGGCTTGTTCTCTGACAAGGAATTAAAGTCCTTGGATAAAAAGAAACAGAACATCGAAAAGAAAATCCAAGAATGGACAGATAAGTATAACTCTATAATGCTCATAGAACGCCCAAATTTGAGCTCTAAGGTGCCTGTGGTCTCTCTTAGGTATGAATACCTTGGGTGCACTTTTGAAGACCCTCTGGGGGCATATAACACGAATTTGGCAAACGGTCGTGATGTTAAGGCAATTATCGTGTCTAATTTTAAACAAAAGACAACCAAGGCAGGCAAACCTATGGCATATGTGTTCGACCATGTAGGCAACAAGTATGTCATGTGGTCTAACTACTTGGTTGAGTTACAGGTCGGTACAGGATATTATATCCAAGTGCGTGGCGACACAATCACAAAGGTTAAGCCATTGGAATTAAAACAAAATAACGCTTAAAACGCAAAAAAAATGGGGAGTATACCGTAATTGGTATACTCCCCATTTATATTATATAGAATATTTAACATACTAAAAAGACAATATCGGACATCCACTCTTGTCCGCTAGAGAGATGAAGAAGACCACCTCCGCTAACCCTTGGCGATTTTGTACACAAGGGCAGTTCCAAGAACAATGTTTAAAATTTTACTGTTGCGGTTCTGTTGTTGTGCTTTCTTGATTATCTCTTTTTGCTGATTCAAGTATATTTCTGCTTTCTCTAATGATAGCCTTTGCATTTGTAGCATCTGTTCTTGCTGCCTTAACGAGTTCTGTGCTTCTATCAATAGCTGCCGCTGTTCCTCGAGTTGCTTCAAGGCTTCGAGTAACGCTTGTTGTGACTCGTTCGTTGACATCTTGGCTATGCTCAACTGCTGTTCTAATTCGTTGATTGTATTCAACTGACTGTCTATTGTATTCTCCAGCGTGTCGAAGTTCTTCATTAGCACGTTGTATTGGCTTTGTGTCAATACGACTGTCTGCTCTGATGTAGCTCCAGATACAGATGGCACACATAAGAATAATCCCAAGAATAATAATACCGTTACGCTTTGGATTCGACATAATGTATGTTCTAATATTTTCATTCATCGTATCTCCTGTGTATCTTGTGCAGATGGCACAAGTGTGCCACGCTCATACTCAAGATTCTCTAAGATTGAAATTTTTTGTTGCAATAACGCACGTTCTTGTTTCGTTACCTGTAGTTGTACTTGTGTTTCATGCAGTTCTCTCTCGGTTTCTTCCAATTGTTTTTCGTGCGTATGTATACCACTAAACAATAGATACACACACACGAATAATCCAATTAGACACACCGAGAAGACAGTACCAACGGTTTTCCATAATGGAGGTCTCTCGATGTGACAATTCATATGTTTATCCCCCATTCGTTATTGGCGATAAACCGTGCGTTACCACGCAAGTTGTCACCACCAGACCACTCTGGGTCTCCTTGGTGGAGAACCCATAAATCCCATCGTTCACACGTTGAGTCTGGACCGTAAGTATTGTTTGGGTATGGCGTTGGGTCGTTATAACACAAGTCCATGCCATCTTTATTATCTGCGGCTTCAGCATGTGTCATTACATGTTGAATGTCCAAAGGAATACCAATTTGAACACACAATAGTGCAATCACATATGACATCGCATAAATTTGTGCTTCAGTTGGAGGTTCTGTGCCCATATTGTAGATGCCAGTCGCATCCCAACAACCGTTCATTACGATGCCGATTGAACGACTGTTTCGCATATACGTATGGTCACGGTGTTCCGTTAAGTAGTCAACATCGGTAAACAGATTGCCGTCTTTATCAATGCAGATGTGATATTTTTCTGTGTGGCTTTGGTCATAATGACCAGCACTCCAGTGTAGATAAATGTGGTCAATATAACCTCGTGCGTTTGTTGCCATGGTCATCAACTCGTCTTTTGTTAATTGTCTCATTTCGTATCACCCTTTTCGTCATTAATTACAGGAACATTTGTTTGTTGTCGTATGTGTGCTTTCGAGTCCAGTTCGTCAGATTCACCATCGCCATCTGAATCAATAAGAGCGACACCGTACGCAAGAAGTCCTGTTACAGTTTGTGTAGAGAAGATAACGGAAACAAACAATCGCAGTTCCGTTAAGAGAGACACGAGAATATTTACGTTTAGTCCGATGTGCATCGCATAGATTGCATATAACCATACAATTAAGTAAATGAATATCGGAACAAAACTGGTTGTAATTACAAATTTTACGAATTGTAGAGAACGAATATTCCCATGGGTTTCTCTCAATCGACTCCAGTATTCCTTGGCTTTAGAAAATATTGTGTCCATTGATTACCTCCGAGAGTATTCTTCCAAGGCATCAATGCGTTGTCCAATATGTTTTATATCACTTTCCATTCCACTAAGTTTGATGGACATGTTGTATCGGTCAGCACGACCTGCTTCAATGTCTTTCAAGATAGCGGCAATAGTTGTGCTTAAATTGTCAATAGAGACTTTTAATGGGGAAATAATCATGACTTTAAAAACAAAGCCAATGAAACTTCCAACAAACACAAGTATGCCACATATCAAAGAAATCATTGTTAATAGCTCCATTGATTGCCTTTCTTATTAAAAAATAAAGGGAGACGGTAGTGTCTCCCACGTTGTATTATAAGCTGTCAGAGGATTCTAAAATTGTATTGTTTCTATATCTGTAGATAACGTAGTATGGAGTTTGTTTTACAAAGAATACATTAGAAGTGCCAACTTGTAAAGCCTTTCCAATATAGTCTTTTGATTTGTTATCAGATGTAGATACTTGACTAAAGAACCTTTCTTCGTCTCGTCCATATCCTTGTGCCTGATAATAAGAGAAATCTAATTTAAGATTAACCCCATGTCCAATGCCTTTAGCAATATTTTGGAAAGATGAGTTAGAATAAGGAGCCCACATTTGGCTAGTGAGTGCATCATCTATGATTAAGGTGTCAATATCGCTAACCTTAGTCTTAACATAGTTTTTGATTTTTTGGAACTCACTTTGACCAAGCGTTGGTTGATTGTTTTTGTCGCCAACATGATTCAACTCAACAACTTTATTGTTGTAGATTGAAACACTTACTTTGTCGCTACCACCTAAGCTGAGCTCTTTTGTCTCAACCAAAGAGCCTTTATCAAATACAGCGTTTAAATTACCAAAGGCAATATTAATATCTGAAATGTGATTATCAAGATAACCAAAATATCCAGCCGTATATGAGTCTCCTGCATTAGAGCTTGAAACAGATACATTTGCAAGTCCATCTGAATTAAATTCAACAGTTTTATTATCAATTTTTACTTTAAAGTGTGGTTCGCCACTAAGAGTAAAGTTTGGATTCCCAACTAATAATGTTGACTGTAAAGCTATTGGTTTATAATTTGTTCGTGGCATTGGTTTGCCCCAGTTAGAAATAACTGCTGAGAGAACAGAGTCAACAGTAGAGTCGTCACACCAAATGTTATTCTCCAACAGTTTATTTCGTGCTTGTTCCGCTGTAGATGGTTTACCACCTCTTAAGCTGTCAAGCCATTCTCGTTCAGTACCAACGAATCCATTACGGACTGCCACACGGTATGCATCATCGCCGTCACGACCATCATGACCATCTGTGCCGTCACGACCAGCCTTACCCTCAAAGTTTGGGATAGCAACATTGACCTGTATAGGGTCAACCAAAGAAATTTTTGTAATAGTATCGTCTGCCATAGTTTGTCTCCTGTAAAAAATTAATGCATAGAAATGTCATGGATAATCTCGATGTCACCCATACAAACTTTATAGGACTTATTATCTTTAAGAAGAAACACATCGTATTTACCCTTGCGTATTCGTTCATCAATACCAAGAGTTACGTCATATCCAATTTGTACCAAGACTTGATTGCCACTAATCGAACACATTGCAGTACACAAGACATTATTTTTCATGTCTCTAATTTTGCATACCGCAGATGCATCGTCTAGTGTAAAATCAGGGTTTTGACTGTTGATGATATACAGACGTTCCCAATCAGCACCAGTATGTAATGTCTCAGGTACATCAATCACATAGTTGATATTAATCACCTGCCTTTATTAGATTTAATACAACCGTTATCCACCCAGAGATTGTATGCTCAAATGACGTGCTATTGTTTTTACAATAAGCAATACCATCTGAGTTGATACCAACAAGATAATCAGAGCCACGATACAATGGAAACTCTGGAGCTTTAACAATCGCACCAACATTTGGAGAATTAAATCTGTCGTCTGCCATTTGGAATGATACGATTGTTGCTCTATATTTAGAACTTGGGTATTCTTCAGTATAAACGGCATCACCATGCTTAATCCTGAAGATTAATGCCTGAGAAGAACCACCTGTGTTGTCTGATGGTTCTACAGGATTAATCTCAGGTTGTTCAATCACATAGGGTTTAATCTCGCCGTTTACCAACTGAATTTCCCATGTGTTGTAGAACTGTTCGGTTTCAATGGCAGTTGTGCCATCTATGTGTACTTCAATTGGTGATGAACATACGCATAAACCAGTGTTGTTGTCAAATATATAGAACATATGTTGTTACCCTTTCTTGCCAATCACGAGAACAAATAGAACGCCGTAAGCTATATGAGCATCACTTCTATCTCCTCTATTACTATAGCTAACTGTGGAATCCCATGTCGCTTGGCAAACAGCTTTTCTGTTTTGAAGTCCAATTATAGTATTAAGGTTTTGTGCTCCATATCTTGAATAACTCCATGGCTGTTGCCCTTGCAAGTATATTGTGCATGAATTTATCTTTCTGCGTTCAGCAGCTTCATATCGTCTTCGACCCTCATAATCTCCACCAGTATAAACATAGTTTTCCGTAAAGTTATACCCAATTGGTACAAAAGTACACTCACTAACACTATAATTGCCAATCGGTGGTACATCTTGACCGTGAGCCACAGTAAGAATCGCATAGTCAATATTCTTGACTTTAAATCCAGCGTTTATAATTGAGTCAGCACTGATTGTTGAACCTGTGATATTCGCACCACGGATATTACCATTAGGGTCAACAGAGAATGTTCCATTGTCATTCTTAATAGTAGAACTTACGATTGTACCACTGCGGACATTCCCTAGGTTTGCACTAATGGCACTAAGGGAGTCAGCATTGATTTTGTCAGCGGTTACTGCATTAGCTTGTAACATCTTATCGGTGATAATATTGTCGTCAAACTTGGCTTTACCTGTAACATGCAACAATCGACCATCAATCAACGTGCCTGCGGAAGATAAATTAATTTTCGACACCAGCTTGTCGCCTGTCAAGTTTTCTTCAACTTTTAGTTGAATAGCACTAGCAGTTTGTGTCAACTGAGAAGACATCTCACTTTTAGCATCGTCAATCTTCTTTTGTACACTTGAGGAGATGCCATCCATAGTCTGAACCATTTGTGTTACACGACCATCAATAGCGTTAACTTGAGTTAAAATCCCATTTTTAGACTGTGTGATTTCAGACCGTAAAGTATTCTCTGCGTTTGAAATCTTAGTTGTATTTGCGGTTACATCATTTTTGATGCCATTCACTTTATCACTAAGGTTAGACACAAAATCTTCAATCGTGGTTAAGCCAAGAGCTTCTCTATCGAGCATCTCTGCGTCAATAGTTGCCTTTACTTGAACTGTTTGTTCAGGAGAAAACTCTCCAAGTCCAAAGTAATCTTCAAAAGCAACAGATACGTTATATAAACCACCATCGCTGTTGTATACAAACAAAGGTTCTTTAGTTCTGTAGTCTGTACCGTCAATACGAACAACGGCTTCGCAACCTTTTGGAATCATATCGTAGTTTACTCTAAAGGATTGTAAGAATGATTTAATCGTTACAGATGGAGCGGTTGGTTTCGGTAGATTATACCCATACTTAGTAGGAGCACTATAGACTTCCTCTGAGTTAACTGCATAGACCCAAACAGTGCCATTCCGACCAATTCGGCTTAAGTCAATTTCTCCGCTGATTTCCGATGTCATTAGCAACAGATTATCTGTAGATAAAGAATCAGACGAACGCACTTCATATCGGTCTATATCAGCAGTTGTCACACGTTTCCATGAGATGGTTGCATTTTCCTTAGTAAAACGAATTACAACATTCTCTGGTGCAGATGGATTACCAATCTTAGGTACAATCGTATGAGTGTATGTTACCATTGACTCTTCATGTGGCAACTCTTTAGAATCATATGGTATAATCCTGAAATGAACTTTGTCATTTTTCTTAAGACCAATCACAGGCATGATACCATGACTAATACCATAGACTTTCCAATCACCAAGTACACCGTCACGTTCAATCTGAACCGAGACTTGTGAATATCCATAATTGATGTCGTTTGGTTCTGTAAACACAAGCATAGCATCATATGTTGGAACACCATTGACTTTTTGTCTATAGACTTGTTCAACAGATACATTCTCTACAGGTTTTACAGTTTCAGGTGTTAAATTAATCTCTTTTGAGTTATCACCTGTAGGAGAGAATACTTTAAGAGATGCACCAAATGCATCATCATAGATTGATGGATTGTATTGTTTAGCAGAAATCTCAAACGTACCATCTTCTTCTTTCATCTCAACGATACGGACTTGTTGATTTTCAAACAAGGTTTGTTTTTCGCCATTCTCATCAATATATGTTTTTGTGACTGTTACAACATCTCCAGCTTCAAGATGAGATGCCATAAGACCTGTTTTAAATGTTACTGTAATTGGACACAAGCGAATAATATCTCGTGCGATTTTCCCAAGTCGTAAACATTGGGTTTGTCTGCGGACACCTTTGAACTCAATGTCTTGTTCTACAGGGCGACCAATACCAATCGGTGGTGGCAATTGGTTTGTTGCATCTTCAACGATTAATTTAACAGCAGTATAATCCAATGCAGGTTCAACATAAGTCAGATTAAACTTGTTTGGACTTTGTTCGATGGATGCACCTTTGTAAGACAAAGAGTTTTCAACGATGTTATCATCATTAAATGCATACACTGGTGTATCTAATCGTTCGCAACGCAATTTGATTTTATTGTTTGAGAATACAATAAACCCAAGGAATGAATTTAAAATTGACTGTATGTTTTCTAAATGAGATTTTGTCTCATTAAGAATAATGTCAAGCTCATATCGTTTTTCTGATTTTGTTACACCGTATGGGTCGTTATATGTAATCACTTCGTCACAATAGTTTGCAACATCCGTGAATGATTCCATGTCAAGAACCTCTGGTGTAATGTATTTGCCAGCACCATAGACATCATTTGTTAAGTAATCATACAAGCATACCGCTGGGTTTTTAGAATACTCAGTTTTACCTGTACGCCAATCGTATACCTTGCGACCACGCACAATAGCCGTAATCGTTGGATTGCCTGCACCCATTTTATCGGTATAACGTAAGTCTGCAACCATATAGGCAATATTTGGATAACCACCTGTTGTTTTGTAAGTCGATGGAGCTTCCGCATCGTGTTTCCCATCGTATAATACAACAGTACTTTCTTTGGCATCTTGCTCACCGTTTGTTGTAAAGAAAACGTCTTTTTTGTAACAAGGTAGAACATCTGTTGTTTGTATCTTGTTCGGTGAATCTTGACAAATTACAGGGTCTACAAGTTCCCATCCGTCTTTTTGTAAGTCGGATAAATATGTATCACCCAAGATAATCTGATAGACTTTACCAAATGTATTACACGCAAGAGAATACTTATCGTCAATCTTAGTATTATCTTCTGTTAAGAAAATATAAGTTTCCTTGCCGTTTGCTTTGAGTACCAACTTAGGGTATTTATTAAAGTCTTTATAGTCAATATCGTCTTGGTAAATGGATTGTTGTGATGTAGATGGTAATTGTACTAGACCTCTAAAGCCTTTAGACGGTGCAGAACCGCCTGTGATTTGAGCGGTTGCATCTTGCCATTTATTATTACGGATGCCAAATATATTGACTTTCTTCGATACAGAACCATTGTTTTTAATCGGTAGTAAATATCCGTTGGCAGTTGCACCGAAGAAGCCATCAATTTCACCCTCACCAACAATTACATGTTTCAGCAACTTACGACCGTCAACATCCATGTGGTGATATGTTTGTAAACCACCAGCCTTAGATTGACCGTAAATAATTGGGATTGTACCCTCAGATGTTACTTGGTTATTTTTAGAGTCAAACGTAGACTCTGGAGTGTTGTTCTTTTGCTTGTCAAATAGACCACCAATAGCAGAACCAAGAGAGAGACCGTACATGGCTGCGGTAAATGCTTTCATCGTCCCTAGGAACGCCCATGAGCCAGCACCGAAACCAAAGGCAATACCGACAGCAATCCCAAGGAATTTACCGACACGACCTTTACCGCCTTTACCTCCGCTTTTACCCATATGTCACCTGCTTTCTAAGTTCTTACAGTAAATTCAAACGGTACGGACAAGAACCCTGCATATCGTTTTTGGTTATTATGTCTTTTGCAGTCAGATGGTGTTTTGTCACAACCTGCTTGTATCGTACATTGTTTGTTTAATAAAAAGTTTGTCGCCTGTAATAGCGGATATTCTAACTTAATGGTCTTATTAGTAATAAAACCAACGATTTTTCTTGCTTCGCCCTCAACGATTAATATACCATTGGTATAATCTTGTTCTGACACCACAGCATTTAACGTGACTTCATATCCGTTATTGGTTTGCTGAATGTTTGTAATCGTTGGAGTCATTGTCTTAACAACGGCTTTACATGATGCATCGCCGAATACCGATGTACAAGAGTATTGTGTTCTACGACCGCCACGCACATTCGGAACATCGCTTGTGACTGTTACCTTGAATATACCATCATTAGATAGTTCGGGCGAGTCAACTCGACCCATAAAAACAGGTTTAACCAATCGATTATTCGCAAGAGACTCAGGATATAAAATCCTGTAGATATAGATACGACTACCTGTAAATGGTATGCCTTTGAACAACAGTTGAGTAAACTTATCAGTAGCATTAGAGATTTCTAAATCGCATGAGTCGATAGAACTGTCAACGGTTTTATTGATTTCCCCTCGGCGTATCGGTAACGCCAAGTATGTATGACCGTTGAATTGTATATTTATATCACATGAGCATAAATATAATGTCATGTTAGGGATATGCACTTCGTATAATTCGATGTCAAACACCGAACCGCTTTCCAAAGCATCACGAAACGCAACAGGTAGATTAATCATACATCCTCCTGTTAGATTACTTTTTCAATTTGTACGCTTGCCGTAAAACCAACGGCATTACCGTGTGTACCATTCTCGATTGTAAAATCTCGTAGCACTTTTAGATTGAACTCGTTGGTTGCAAAACGGCAGATTTGGTCTTTACCAAACTCATCGGTAAACACAAAATGCCTTGTGTTGCCACCAACTGTTTCACAAAAATCTTCAAATATCTTTTGTTGCTCAGTTGTTCCTCGTAACGAGATATTCCAAGTTCTTGTCGGTGTTACCGCATTTTGTCGTACTTGTTTTTTACCACTTGCGAATACAACTTCTTGTGTAGCAAACTTGAGACCTTTTTCAACCTCAAATATATACGGCAAAGGAAACTTAGGTAAATTAGCCATTAGTTATTCCTTTCTTGACGGAAACCACAATAGAACAATGGTTGCCAATAACTGCGTTTAAAAACAGCAGATAACGACTTGTCGGTGATACATGGAACTTGCATCGCCAGTATTTGTCCATTTTGTAGATAAATTCCTGTATGTAAATCGCCATCAACATTGAATACCACAACATCACCATGTTGTAAATCATTCGCATCTCTGACCTTATCAAAGTATTTCAATAAGTATCGTAAGAGACGCATTTGATGGTTCTTGTGAAAATCTTCACACGACACAGGGTCTTTCTTTCCATCATCAAAACAATGTGTATATCCATGGTCTTTATACCACATTCTGCATACATCAGCACAATGGTATTGACCTTTTGATTTATCAAAGCCATATTTCAACCCAAGGTATTTCGTTATGTCTTCCATATGACCTCCAAAGTAAAAACAATAGAGGGGTAAATACCCCTCTATCTATAGTATCAAACATTCGACTTTTGTAACATGATTTTATGATTGTTTTAATTTCCCCAATGCAATGAGTTTTTGGTATTTAGCCAAGAAGTCTTGGTCTGAAATCGTTTGTTTGACAAACACAGGTTGAGCAATAGACTCTTTAGTACCAGAACCACCGTTTGCCATGTAGTTCATGCCCTTAGTCATAGCATTTGTATTAGCAACCATTTGGTTCATCAAGCGGTCTTGTCGTTTGGTTGCATCCGATAATGCACCATGTTGTGTATCCTCGTGTTGCCATTTCGGTTCGATACCGCTTGTAACACCAACCCCAAGGTCTTTTGCAGCTTGATTAAGTAATTGGCGACCTCGTGCTTTATCTGAGGTAGGAATAATCCATTCTTTTTTATCACCCTCACCAACACGGACTAATTGGTCTTTATCAACAGAACCGCCACCAGCGAATTTTAACAAGCCAAACTGTTTAGCAAAACCCATGACAGTACTGAGTGTACCCATCCATTTGTTATTACCACCACCAGCAATCTTCATACCAGCGTTGATATATTGAGATACATCGGTTTTAACGTCTTTATCTGTGGTGTTCTCTGGTAAGTCTACCTTGGATGCATCGCCTTGAACATTACCATAGATTACCGCATCGGTAAATGTCGCCTGTTGCCAAGCAGTGCCGTTTTGTGTATTAGCCATGAATGTTTCAAAGTTTTTATCAAGGTTTCGTGTCGATTGAGCAGTCAACATTTGTTGGTTTAGACTTTCGTCAATACCACCAATATTTTTACCATCTTTACCATCTAGCGATGGATTAACACCCTTTTGATAGTTCTTGTCAAACCGTCTCAATAGATTTTGGAATAAACCACCGTTGCCATCTTGAATTTTAAACAGCATTTTCAAGGCATCTTCGGCAAGTTGTTTCCACAAGTCTTTCCACACATCCTTAAACTTTTTGCCCTCAAATATCAATCCGTGTAGTACATCGTGTGTTTGTTGCTTGATATTTTTATTCAGTGCATTGCCTGTTTTCTTGATTTGTGACTCAAGTTTTTTAAGCTCAATGCCTGCCTTACGGATGTCAGCTTCAGTATATTCAGAGTCACCACGCTTAAAGGCTGCAACCATATCTTGATATTTTTTGACCTTGATGGTATACTCTTCGACCAAACGGTTTACATTTCTAAGGTCAGACACCCAGAAGTTTTCAGATGTACCAGCAATTTCACGGTCTAAATCTTCGTTTTCATGACGGTCTTTCATCATTTGTGTTGCTTCGTCATAATCTTTATCACGATATTTATCTTGAAGACGATGAGTCATGGTCGCTTCATATTTCTTCATGGTTTCTTGAAGACTCTTGACATTCGCTTGCGGATTAAGTTTCAATAACTCATCAATCTCTTTTTGCATGTTCTTGATTTTTTCAGTCAATGATGCCGTCTCTTTTGCAAAATCGGCTTGCTCTTTCGGCTTCATTGCGTTTTCCATCTCAAGCTGTTCTTTGGCAAGTTTTAGGGCAATGTTTTCAACTTTCTTTTGTTTTTCAATGAGTTTGTTCGCACGATTGTCAGCAGTTTTATCCTCATCGCCATAACCATTGTTTGCAAGGGCACGAGCCTTTTGTTGTCGTACCCAGTTATGCTCTTGAGAAGAGCGTTCAACATATTTATCAAAATATGATGCATATTCTTCTGGTGTACCATTGACAGACTCACTAAGAACCTTTTGCCAATTACCACGTTCTTTATGTTGCAATTCATACACAAGGAACGCAAGTTGCGTTTCAAAGGCAGTATAATCAGACTGATTATCTCTTGCAAACTGCTTCAAGTCTTCTAGTCGGTCACCTTGCCATTGAGCAATACCGTACGCACCTGTACCGTCTTCCGCCCATGGTCGAATATCGTCAAATGATTCAACTTGTAGATTACCTACGATGCCATATGCTTGATTTACAGAAAACCCTTGTTTTACTAAGAAATCAATAGCTGCACCGACACGAGTTTCTGCCAGAGGGTTCTTTTGTTTTTTACTTGAGGACTTGCCTTTTTTACCCTTAGATTCGTCACCTGCTCCATCTGGCAATTCGCTACGAGCATAATCACCTGTATTGCCACCGCCAATAGCACCGCCACCAGAATGACCTGAGTTTGCAGTCATATTTAATTCATTAAGTTTTTCCGCTTGTTCAACCCTAATATTAGCGATTGCTCGTGCATTAAGTTTGGCAATACTGTCTTTAGCTTCATCTTGCCATTGTTTAGCCATTGATAAAGACTCTTGAGAGATATTCATTTGGTGTTCGGTTTCAGCCATGCGGTTTTCAAACGCTTGTGCACCTTGTAGGTCTCCCTCTGCTCTTCTTGCTTCGGCTTCGGCTTTATCTTCTTCAAGTTGTTTCTTGAGGTCTTCAATCCGTGCGTTTGCACGTTTTTCTTTCCACTCACCGATGATTTGTAACAGTTTAGCATAAGCCATTTGAGCAAGACCAACCCAGCCGATATACTCTTTTAGTATCGCCATCCGTCTAATCCAGCTAGTTTCCTCGCTTTTAAGAGAGTCGATATTAGCATTAGTTGCTGCTCTTAATTGATTCGCAGTTTCAGCGATTGCTGCACGTTCGTCTTCAGCAGATTTTTGAAGTTCTTGTTTCTTGCGTGTAATCGCATCTTGTGCTCTTTGGCTTTGTTCCTCTGCACTATCTGCGGCAAGCACATATGCAGTTTCTTCTTCGCCTAAGATAGCAATAAGACCTTGTTCAGATTCTTGAACTTGATTTTGCAGAGTTATTCGTTCTTGTTCAGATGTTGCTGTGTCTTTTATTTTTTCTTGTAATCGAGAATGAATCGTAATATATTGTTCCGCTACCCCTCTAGCTTCTTCCATTCGTGCGGCAGTCTCTTCGTATTGCTGTGCTAGTTTTTGGTGTGCTGAATAGTCTTCATATAGAGACTTAGTTGTATCTTGTGATGCAGTATAAAGGTCAGATAATGTCTCTACTACCATGGCTACAATCATAATAATACCAAGCCATCCGCCAGCAAGTGCTTTTAAACCAGACCCAACACCTTTGATTGCACCGCTTGTTGTTGCCATAGCTCGACCAACGCCACTTGTTGCAACAGATGCTTCTTGTGCGGCAACAATATATCCATTTACATGAGTTGTAGCTTCAGTCCATAATCTTGAAACATTCTTAATTACTAATTGACTGACAGAACCCCATCTGCGTTGAGCAATTAATGCGGCAAGAGTTGCACCAGCTATAACATACATAGAAGATGGAATAGAGTCAAGCCATTTTAATAAACCCAATGTGACATCTAATGTGGCTTTAATTGCAGAACCAAGAGTATGACTGCTTGATGTCATTTTCTCCCATTGAGCAGAAATTTGTTTAAGTTTTGTCTCAATAGTATCTAATTGCATACCAACTTGAGCGTTTGTGAAACCCATAGAAGAAGACGATTGTTTTAATGCTTCAAGGTACTCATTTAAGTCCAACATGGCATCAGCTTTATTCCATTGCCATTTACCACCTGAGATAGCCTTTAAAAGACCCTCCATAGACTCTTTTGACCCTTGAGCCTTAATCATAAGGTCAAGCAATACATCGTCAACTTTACGGAATGATTTTTCACCATTTTCACCGACCTTATAGACTTCAATACCAAAGTCTTGTAATGCGGAGATTGCTTTCTTTGAGTGGATAGAACCAAAGATAGACTTTAAGGCATTACCAATTTCACCGCCGTCTGCTTGCGTTTTTCGAGCCATAACGGCAACAAGTGCTTGTGCTGAATGGAATGACACGCCAACTTCTGCGGCAGATTGAGCCATACGCTTGTTCGCTTCGGATAATGTTTGTGCAGATACAGTATAATTATGAGCCAATGCAGTCCATGAGTCGATAATACGGCTTGAAACGCTCATAGCATCATTAGCATTATGGATTTGGAAACCCCATTGCATGATTGAAGACTCAAGTGCTTTATTGGCAGATACAATATCGAACGCATCGGCAACCGCAAGTTTGGTAGCTGCATCTGTCAACGCAAGAACTGTATTGTTGTCTTTATATGCACGACCCCAAAGTTTAGCAGACTCAATCATTTCATGACTTGTTGTACCATACTTAACGGCAAGACTTTGTAATTTACTTTGCATATCTTCAAGTTCATGCTTGAAATGTTCCGCTTCTTGCCCAGATAGTTGAAGACCATTCACCATATGTGATGGGTCAACTTCCATTAAACTTCGTGCAAAAGCATTTGTTTGACCTGTTCCATGTTTCATTACTTGGGCGAAACCAGCCATATCTTTTTCAACATGTGCCATTTGAGTAAAACTTTGAATAGTTTTATCTAAAGCAAAAGATGCGACCATGCGTGTTGCTAGATAGCCAAGTCTATGACCTACGTTTTCAGTATCAATGCCCCATTGCTTTAATAGACCAATGTTTTCTCTTGTTGCCAAGTTGACAACTTTTTGAGCTTGGTATAACTTTTGAAGTTCTGCATTTAACGCTCGTGCATTTTGTGCATAAGCCATTGGATTTGTAGCAAAGTTTTGTCTGTAGTTCTCCTCGGCTTGTCGTTTCAGGTTCGCAATCTGTCCAGAAAACGATTGTTCTTTAGCCGTCATTGAAGACCGTTGTAATGATTGCCCTAGTTTTTCAATGTTGCGTGAAGCATCGGTTACTTCCTTGGAGACGTTCTTTGTCATATCACGAACGCTTGCAAACCTAGAGGTTACTTGTCCAAGAGAGTTACTGAGGGTTGCACCGCTTGCAGATGCTGTTTTAAGGCTACGGTCAAGTTGTGCCGCATACTCAGTTAACTTCTTAAATTGGTCTCCACCAGCTTTAACATTAATGGAAATATCCTTTACATTTTTGAGTCGTCCGATAGCTTTATCTAATTCTTGAAGACCTCTGATTACCTTTTGAGTATCGTCATGAATATTGCCATAATTGACTTTTATATCATATCCGAATTTTTTATTCGCCATTTATTTACTCCATTCTACTCTGCATACCCAGAACTTAAAAGACCTCGAATGGCATCTGCTCCTGTTACCGAATTGGAGTCAACAAAAGAGTCTTCCGAGGAATCATCTAGCTTATTATTTTCGTTTAATGCGGTAGACAACCCCTCAAGTTCTGGCAAGGTATATTCCATTAGACTTGCTTTTGTTTCGCTCGTGTGTTGAACAAGGGATGCAATTACATTGTCGAGTCCGCCATCCCCTGTAGACCCATCATTATCTTTTTTTTTAAACCTGAGATACACATATATTCATCTAAGATTTCAATACCGCTGTCTAAATCAATAACATCCATTACTTCTTTTCTTGGAATATGTAAGGCAAGTTCAAATAATTCACACATGGCATTAAATGCCACATAGTCATATTTCACTTTACCATTCTTGTCTAGTTCAAATGAACCATCTTCTTTAGTAATCGGTGTTGGTAAATTCAAATATAAATACTGGTCATTAATCTTAGACAATAACCGCTCTACTCTTGCGTAATCGCCAAGTTTCATTGGATAAATTTGATATTCTTTGTCGCCAAGTTGAACGTATTTACTCTTAGGAATTAATGTGTCTGCCATATGTTAAATCTCCATATATAAAAAATAAGGGGCATCATAAAGATGCCCCCATAAGTTTTTATTGAATTTCTTGAGTGATTTCCAAGATTTTGCCATCAGTACGAGTAGTGTCGTACATAACTTCAAACTCCAACTGAGGAGCAGAAGCCTTTTGGCGTTCGTGGTCTATATCCATCTTGCCTGTAGCACGAGCACGGAAGATGTGAGTATGAAGAACAACTTTTTTACCATCGCCCATATCAACTGGGTTAGAAACGTGGCGGATTTCCACGAATTGAGGAACAGATGTTGCTTTCATTGTTGCTCGGCGAGATGTTGTGTCTGTACGCAAACCAGATACTTCGATGTATTTGTTTGTTACAGATGCACCTAATGTAATAGCACCGTTTGCATCAATCGTAAATTGACCTGTGGATGGAGATGCTTTTACATAAACCAAAGTTTCACGTTCGTCTTCCATTTGTACATCGTTCGCAAGTACAACGATTGTATCTTCTGGGATTACATTAGATACGTTTGGTACAGTAAAGGATGTACCGCTTGCAATCAATGTAGGTTCAACAGAGAAAATCAAAGTACCTTTGTTATCGATTTCAGCACCAGCAGTTACACCAAGGTAATCAAGGTTGAAACGTGCTTCAGTAAAGGAAGCAGATACAGAGGATTCTTTATTCAAGATATAGATTGGTGGTAGGGCGTCTGAGCCGTATACCTTTTCATCAGATGAACTGAAAGATAGTTTCATTGTTTGAAGCGTACCAAGTTTATAGGCTTCAACTTTGCCGTTTACGACACGTTTCGCCCATGCTTCACCTACACCGTTCAAAACAAAGTTTTTACCAGTTTGTTGTGCCATTAAGTATTCTCCTGTAATTAAGACCAAGTAAATGGTCGAACTCTAAACATATAACCAATAAGACCTGCTGTGCCTGTTGAGAATGAACCCTCGGCATATACAGACATATCTTCATAATGTTTTTTTAACAATTTGTTCAGGTGGATATATAAGTCATTCATTAGTTTACGATTGTTGCTTCGACCAATAAGTCGAAACTCAAGCATATTCTTATTTACCATCCAATTCTTTGTTCCACCTACGGACGGTATGAATGACATAACAAAGTAAATATCTTGCTTTTCATCAACGAGTTCAGCACCTGCTAGTCCTCGTCTCATTTTAGTGTTCCATTCAGCAAGACTCGTTGGGTCTTTTACCTTTAGTAGCATAGCCAAGGTTTCATCCTTACGGAATATATCCCATATTTCGTCCAACAGTTGTACCGTATACTTCATGCGTTTGCCCCTTTTAAACATCCCTCGATTGAGTTCATTAACCACTCTTCGACTGCTTCATTGATTGCATCTTCAAGTTCAATACACCAGTAGAAGACCTCTTCCTCCACGATATGTAGTGGCTGCATTGGCTCTAGTGGTGGCAATGGTTTTGCCTTGCGGTTTTTCCGTGGTAACGGTTTCTCAAGGTTTTTACCATATAATTTACCACTAGATTTTGTGTCTTCGCCACCTTGTTTTGGGGAATGAACAATATCTCCTTTGGCACGACCTGTAATTGCATTTCCATTAGCACTCCTAGCATCATTGAACCATGAGGAGTTCATATAATCTGAGACATCTGGGTTGCCTAAGTCTCCAATTTCTGCACTCGTGTTTGTCACCATAAGTGAGCCTGAGCCATACTCAAGGATAAAAGCACCAAGACCCTCAAAATCTAAACCTAGTCTAACCATGTTTTTGCTTGGTGTATATCGTCTAAGTGTTATGTCGTGTGCCGTATATTCACCTTGGTCGTTCGCACTCCATTGTTGCTGGATGCGTTCTGTTAAAGCAAATAAATGGTCTTCGACAACCTTAGAGACAACATCTTGGATTGTTTCCATGGTTAACCACGCTCATCTGGTGAGCATTGCACATACAAGAATGGAGCAAAATCGAACTTGTTGATTACATCAATTTGTAAGAACTGTCCATTGATTTCGATTCTATCAAGTAGTGCGATTGGGGTATTTTGGGGTAAAATAAAACGCTTGGTTGTAGTCGGTAGCAATCCATAGTCGAATATATGCATTTTGGCAGAAACATCTTCGTATACACACTTTATGTCTTTCACTTTAGGTGTAGCGGTGGTGCCTGCCGTGTTGCCATATTCGTCTAGCTCGTTGGAAACACTATAGATATTTACTGTGGTATTAGTTGTGTAAAACTCACCCTTGTCTCCATTGAATGAGTTTGTTTTTGCGACCAAGAACAGCGTATCGCCATTCTTGCGTTCGCAGATGTCTCCACACTCAAGTGCAGAGTCAGACATTAGATTTCCCCATCTGACATTATTCACAAGAAACCGTTTAGTACCACGACCAATTCGTGTAAATAGCACAAACTCAGGTTTCTTGCCATCACATTTTATAGTCTCTCTCCATGATGCAAACATCCGAGTACAGTCAAACTTAGGCGTATATTTTTCTCTCATATATACCTCCGTTTAGAATCTGTAGCGAGACAATAGAGACTTAATCTCATTCGTAAACAAATTAGGGTCAGCAAGGGAAAATCTAGCATCAAGTGTAGTCATTGAGTCTAAAGCAGTAAAGGTGGATACTTGAGATATATTCATGGCAAGCATAGCACATGCAGTTTTTACTTCTTCTGGTATTCCATCATACCCATATTTGTATGTGACTTTGTAATATCTTGCACCACGCAAGAAGATTTTTGAATATGACATTCTGTCGGTGTTATTCAATAGATAAACATATTTACTGCCGTCAAAATCGTACAGATAAGGTTCTATTTCAACACCGACTTCATTTACATCTCGTGTATGAATACCTTGGATAGACTCAATCTCTAATACAGGGTCATTCTTAAGTATCAGAATACCCTTGCGGTTTGGATGAACAACTTCGATTACCCTGTTTTGTGAGAACTTTGATTTACCATCGTTCGTTCCAACATAGGCATCAATCATTGTCGATGCGAAACGAACATGAGTCTCATCAAAAGGAATGATTGAGTTGTATTCGTCAATCTCATTTGGTTCTAAGTACATCGACATATTGACTCTCCTGTTATTCAGCTTCCGTTTCTTCTTTTTCTTTAGACTGTTTTGTGTCTAAGGGTTTAACAACTTTGCCAGATTTTTTATCCACAGGTTCTAATACAGCTTCATTTAAAGCGTATTCTTCCTCGGACACCTCAAAGCGACCGTTGTCGGATTCGATGATGCGACCACATAAATAAATACGTTTTGCATCACTATCTTTTAATGTTACTAACATATGTATCTCCATTCGGTTAAAACATTGGGGTGTCAAAAGACACCCCTGTGATTAATCGTTTGAATTATAACGTATTACGCTTCAGTAAATTCAACTTTGAAGTGAGCACCAGCACTTGCACCTTTAGCAACAACTGCATCGAACAATACTGCTACATACTCGTCAAGCAAGTCTTTAGTGTCACCCATTTTAAATACACGAGCTTCGGAATCGCCAATCCAATGACGTTCGATTAAGTTTTCGTTTACAACATACAATGTATGTTTTTTATTGGATGGGTCATATGGGATATAGTTATCTGGGATTAATGGCAAGTAGCCAGCTTGAGTACGGATTGTATTTACGATGAAACCATTGCCTAAGTCAACTTTATCAGCACTTTGGTCTACACTAAAGTTAGGACGGCGAAGCTCTGCACGGCTTAAGTAATCAATAGTCAATGGGTTCGCATAGATAGCTGTAGGCATACCTACGAACTTAGTAGATGCCAAGTTTTGAGCCATTTTAGTGCGAATAGTATCTGTTACAAAGTCGCCAGAAGCTGTTGCAAAACTGTAAGGGTTAGCCACAGTCACAGAGTCTGTAATTTGTGTTGCCAAACCACAGTATTCAGTAGCAGTAGAGTCTTCTGTAGAAGTTGCATTACCTGTCCAAATACCTTTGTTGGATGTTTGATATAAGTCAACAAGCATATCAGCCATATCTTTGTTCAACATTTGTTTAGCCAATTCATCGCCTTGTTGAGCAACAACATCTTGGTCGAATAAAGAGTATTTAATACCAGAAGTGATTGCTTTAATGAACAACGCACGTTCTTTACGACCGTAGTCTTCATCGTAAGTACCTGTAACACCGTATTTACCAGAGTCACCTGTACGTGCATCTACGAATTTTGCGTTGTGTGCAATCTTAGTTTGTTCCCAGTAGCGAGATGGGTGACCTGTCGCCATTACGGATTTGATACGGTCACGAATTGTCACTTGACGGTTTAACAAGTCAAGCATGTCTTTTTGGAACTTAGGAAGTTCGATGTAGTGAGATTGATTGTAGTCTGCAACTGCTGCCGCAGAAATAAAACCTGTTTTAGTTACTGCCATATTATGTAGTCTCCTGTTATAAATAGTTTACCAATAGTGTTTCTGTATTATAATACAGAGTTAACCATATCTGCGAAGTCTTTGAATTTTTCTTTCTTACCAGCTTCAAGTTTTGCTTTTGTTTCAAGATTTTTAACATCAGAAACAATAGGTGTTTCTTTTGCGGATGCTTCGATTTCTGCATCTTTGTCAGCAACAGCTTTTTCTAATTCAGCAATTTTCGCATCTTTTTCAGCGATTGTTGCATCTTTAGCAGAACATTCAGCAGTCAAACGTTCAACCTCTGCTTTTGCAGTTGCCAATTCTTGAGCTTCAACTTTTGCTTGTTCAGCTTTTGCATTAGCTTCTAATTGAGCCTTGATTGTTTCTTCAATAAGGTTTTGAATTTCTTGTTTTTCCATTTGTTTTCCTTTCGCTGCTTTTGCAGCAATTTCAGCAATATAAGTGTTTTGGTATGCGGCTGCGTTTTTAAACAACATTGCAACACCAGTAAATTCGACATCTGCCATTTCAATATAGTCTTCGTGTTCTCGAAGATTAAACATGGCTTCCACGGAGAACCCAAGGGAGTCAACGGTCTTTTTAATGAAGTCTGCAATATCTGGGAAATCATTTTTATACATGATGCCTGTAAACTTTAGCTCATCACCATCGACCCAACACTTTTCGACAACACCAATTTTATTTCTTCGATTGTGAGCAGTCATAAGCTCATCTGGGAATAACCATGGGTCATAATCACAATTAATACCCATAAGGTTCATCGTAGATGCACATTTTTCAGCTTCATCCGAAGATAATACTACTGGTCTGTCAACACCATTAGGCGTGTAATCAGACGGTGTGTTCAAAAACATACAAGTTCCTGTAAAACGCATTGCATTTGGGTGTAAATTATCAAGAGTTACACTAATTGCATTAGCTTGCAAGGATACCTTTTGCTTATTCACTATCTGTCTCTCCTTTCTCCGTAGATTTCTCTAAAGGAACATCTTGTGGGGTGGATGTCACTCTCTGTTCAATTAGAGATGATTTATATTCATCGAGCAGTTGATTGCCCTTTTGAATATCAGGGAGTTCAATACCAAGAACACCATTTAGTTCTTGACGAGCTTCGTTGATTGTGATAACATTACCATCAACAAGTTTTCTAACTCGTTCAACGGCATCGGCTTGTTGAGCCTTAGTAGGAGTAAACACGAAACGGAACTCGATTTTGCCACCATATCCAAGTCTATCTACGACATACTTGTTGATGGCACGTTCGAATATTTTCGCCCATGGCTTAATTGTGTATTCCAACATCTCGTTATCTTTTTCAGATGATGTCGAACGGTCATTTGAGATAGCAACCCCAAGTCGTTCTGGTGGAATATTAAAGCATGTGGCAATGATTTGTAGTAATAACTTTTGCCAATTTAGAGATGCTGACTCGTCACCAATTGGAGATACTTGTTTTGCATCTAATTGTGTTGTACCAACAATCGCAACAGCAGATTGACCTTGAATTTCGCTTTCAATGTAAACTCGAACTTTCTCGATTTCTTCTTGAGATGCGTTTGCACCAAGATTAATCAAATACTTTGGCATCGCATTAGAAGAAATATCGTTTGCATACTCTTGTACCTCAGACAGATACTTGATATGTCGATAGGCTTGTTCTAATGGAGAATAACCAAATTCATCATAGGTCAATTTCGTGCGTTGCAACATTGCGATTTTGTCACATTTATACCACTCTTGAACACCATTGGCGTTCTGCATGTATCTTGGTTGGGTTAAATCACCAGACCAGTTTGTGACAACTTCGATTGTTTGAGCATCAATAGGGAACAGATACAAAGGTCTGTCACGCTTGACAACCTTTTGTTCAAAAAATGCTAGGTCTAACACAATTAAATCTTCAAATAGTTTACCAATGAAGTCATGATAATCATCTACTGGGTTAGGTTGTTTAATGATTTCAGTTACTTTGCGGATTGCTTTTTTGTTTTCATTATCGTCAATAGAAACAACCTCCCATGGCAATGCTAGGATGCCCTCTCGTATCTGATTAATAGCACTTCTAGCAATAGGTGTTTTTGCCATGTTTCGTAACGCATCGACACTCAACTTAGTTTCCGTGTTTTTGCGTTTCTTATTACCCCAACGACCAAACCATGTTTGTGTGACATTGGCAATAGTATCTCGTGTAACGAAAGCACTCATCCATGCGTAAATTTTTTCTCGTAGGCTCATCGTTTCCAACCTTTCATGAATGATAGTGTGTCCATTCGTTTCTTACGAATTGTACCCATCGCACCAACATTGATAGTCGATGAGTTTTCTAAGAATTTAGATATACACCGTTCCAAACAGTCAGGTGCATCATCGTGGTCTTTTGGAAAGTTCTTAAGTTGACTTTCGAGAACACGATGGTTTTTGTTAAACTTGATGTATCCCTGTTTTATCTTCGGTGCAAGCGAGCGTATCCGAGTGCCCTTGTTGTCGCTCGCTGTACTACGAGCAGAAATCCAGTTTACATACAGACCCATATCAACAGCAGTCTGTTGTAATGTCTTCGAGAAGAACTCTTGGAATACGTTTTCTTCTACAATGAAACCGTCTAAACGACCATTGTATTTATCGAGATACAACAGTATATCATTAATAATAATATCTGGTGACCTGCGTTCAATGTCGGCTTCCAATACATAAAAGTAATTATCTACGCCACGACCGACAAATATAATCGCAGAATAATCAGATGTTCGTGATTTACCCATTGATAAATCGACAGATGCATATATCTGTTTCATCTTAGGTAAATTTGTTTCGTCATAGTAATTAGCCTTAATCCACGACTCTTTAAATACTCGGCTTGCTTCGGTCATAGGATTGTTCTGATACTCGGAGTTAAACGCTTCATCATCTTGCATACGCAAAATCATGAGTTCTTGATACCAGTTATCACGAGACAATCTCATTTTCTCTTCGTATGAACAATCAAGGTGTTCGAACAAACCAAAGTTACGACCCTCCCACATTATTTTGACACCGTCCATCATTTCATCTCGATGTTCTTCAAAATAATCGGATGCGTTCTTTGCCGCATCTGGGTCTGACAAGTCGTTAAATATTTCTTCCCAAACAGTCCAACAAGGACTTTCAGAGAATGTGTATACGGCTTTATATGTTGCACGGTTCCAGTTGTTAAACTTTGAGTCGGTCAACACTTTATATAGTAATGATTCATAATGCAATACCGAACCAACATATAAAAATACAGTTCGAGGATTGCCAATCGGCATCAATACTTTCATGAACCAATCATATAATTTCTTACGTTGGTTTTCTGTTTCTACTGCTTCGTCATTCTCAAGGTCGTCCAAGATAACAACTTCTGGTCGAATATTGTTATAACTTGAGCCACGCAACGATTGACCGCTTGACTTTGCAAACACTTGAATTTTGTTCTTAGTGACAATTTTATCGCTCGCCCATGTTTTGTCACCCTTAAGGAGACCAAAGTCTTTTTTCAAACGCTCATTATCTTCAAGTTCGTCTTTTATCGTTTGAATAAACTCTTTGGCTTGTTCAAAGGTATCAGATATAATCAGTATGTTCTTACGATAACCATACACGATTAACCATATAGGGAACACGACCGAGATAATACGGCTCTTGCCGTGACCTCGTGGTGCCGCACGAACAAATTTGTTATGCAAGTTATCAAAGTGCAGTATCATATTTTCTGCATCCCTAAACATCGAATGATGAAAGTCGCAGAATGGAGTAGAGAATATATGGGGGAAATATGTCTTGGCGAAGTGTTCCAAGTTTGTCGCACCAATATCTTTGTCAGTTGGTGTGTTATCACTTGGCTCTGTTGTCGCTCGAGATGCCCCTAGTAGCGTGTCTAAAATGTTTTCAGCCATTAACACACCTCCTTACAGAAAATTCGTTCTCTATATATAGTATAAAACACTTTAATTTTGTAACACTTTTTTGAGAAAAATTATCAATTTTGTTGGATTTTTGCATAATTTGCCAATAAAATCTTATTATCTTTCATTTGTTCACGCACTTTATTCGCTAAAACAGGGTCTTCTTTATTAATGATATCCATAATCTCAACAATAATAGAGTTCATAGCTTGGAATGTATAAATTTTCTCTGCGACTGTTTGCATGTCCTTTAAGATAGATTGTTTCCTTGCGATATACTTCTCTTGGTCTAACATCAAGTCTTTCATACGTTTGTAAATAACATCGGCATCCGAAGAACCAGTCGCCTGTTGACATTGTAAGTCGTCAATAAAGAGTTGTATCATCTCGATTTGTGTTTCAACCATATCAAGTAAGTTCTTTTGTTGGTTATAGGTGTTAACAACTTCGGTTTCTTCCGATGGTTGCATCTCTTGCACCAAATTCGTACGACACCAATCACCGACCATCTTAGGCGTAATCAAGATGTTCTGTAGTTCGCCCTTATGCTCTTTATTCAGTTGTCGTGCGATGGCTGTGTATGACTTACCAGCGTTTCGCCAATCGGTTACATAGTCGCCGAGACCAAAAAAGTCAATGCGGTTCTCATAACCTTTCTTGCGTTTTAATGCGACTTCATTCATAATGTCAGATTCTCCAAAAAATATTTCAAAAAGTTGTTGACACGATATATTTCATCATGTATTATATAAGTAGAAACAGGAAACACACAGGAGGAAATAAATCATGGCTAATACAACAGAACCAATCAGAAATTTATCCAAAGTCCAAGAAATGAAACAAGCACTAGGGAATGACCGAGACAAAATGTTATTCACTCTTGGTATTAACTCTGGTCTCCGCATCAGCGACCTTGTTGGTCTCACCGTAGATGATGTTAAACCAGAGATGGAATTGTATGAACAAAAAACAGGTAAGTTTAAACGGTTCATGTTATCCAAAGAAGTGTACGCATTGTTATGCGAATACGCAAGCCGATGTAAGCATTGGCTGTTCCCAAGTCGCTCTGGTGACGGTCATATCTCGACCGTGCAAGCGTGGAGAAAAATCAAAGCTGCATCTGTGAAATGCGGTTTAGATAACATCGGTACACACTCAATGCGTAAAACCTTTGGGTATCATGCGTACCGTAAAGGTGTGCCGATTGCATACCTTATGCAAGTCTTCAATCATTCCTCGGAAGCAATCACAATGCGATACATCGGTATCACAACCGAGGAATTAAATACTAAAGTTTATGCCATTATGGCTTTATAACAGGAGGAAAAACTCATGATTGCAACTATTTTAATTCTATTATTGGTTACAGCAGTTAGTCTTGCGATTGCATTGGTTGTCGGATGGTTAACATCTCCACGCACAGCAGGCTTTTTATACATTATTGTCGCAGGTATGTATGGAGCATCCACCGTAAGCAGCATCGCAGATGGTACCGTCAAGTTTGGTGACTCTTGGTTAGCTTTTGTGATTTGTGTAATCTTTATTTACATTGGCTTGCGATTTATTGCAGAGTTCCCAGAGTATTAATCACAAAGTAATCAACAGGGCATACATAGGTTTATATCTTATGATATATTCTTATGTATGCCCTGTTTGTGTTTCTTGGGGTTGAGTCTGTATGTTTCACCTGTATGTTGTTCTGTAGGCTCATAGGTTAGGTCTCAAACATAATATCTGACTATAAAGCAAACACGTTAGTGTTTATTGTCGAAGACAATCCTATAGGTATATACTTATGTATTCTTTAGAGTATTCTTGTTTAGATTGCTTCGCAATACTCCTTACGGAGTGTCTTTCAAGTCGGTTTCTTAAGTTTGGGGCAAAACCCTTTTTCAAAAGCTGTTTCTTAAAAACCTTTCAAGAAAACCATCGCTTTAAAACCTATAAGTGAAAACTCTCTCTACTTATAGGGTAAAACACTTGATTTTTGTAACACATTTTTCATAAAATTGGATAAATATTTTATTTTACAAGCTAAAATTTACCCCTCAAAAATGCCACTCCGCCCAGTAAACATCTGCGTTTTGAGACTTGAAAAAATTTTTTGGCTTTTATGAGTAAAAAATGCCCCATCAGTCTTAAATCGGTAAAATCCGATACATGATTTTGAACTCACGCAACACTAGGTTGGTGTCACTACACTAGACTTCCGACAGTATAATTCTTGGGTTGGACACAATTTGACCCACGTGGGATAAAATCGAACGAATGTACGTTGGAAAACACAACCATAGTATTATGACGAGTTTTTGCCAACGCCATCCTATGGTTGTGATTTTGGGTGGAAAATATTTTGGCTTCGGCTGCAAGTTAGTCTGACTAAAAATAAAGCAATCACCATACTAGTATGGTGATT